GCCAAGGCGATCGCCGACATCGATGCGCGCGACTCTAGAATCAAAGCGCTCGAGACCGAGGTCGCACAAGCTAAGCAGGCCGTCCCGACCGTACAGGGTGAAGCTGAACAGCTGCGAAAACAACTCGCAGACGCCCAGGGAATCGTTGAGCGGGTGGCCCTCGAACGATCGCCCTTGTTCAAATCGAAAGTGACCGACCAGGAGGAATTGGTCAAAGCGCGCTTGGGCAAGGTGATCGAGGGCACTGGTCTGTCCCAGCAGGACATGGGAACGCTGCTCAATGGCGACCTGAACGCGCGGGAGAACGTGCTCGAGGCCAAACCAATCTCAAGCTTCCGCAAGACCCAAATCATCGATCTCCTTTCGAAATGGGACGACGTGGCCCAAGAGCGCAACACAATGCTAGCCAAGGGCAAGGAGAACCTGGCCGATTTTATTAAGCAGCAACAGGATGCTGAGACCGCGCGCAGGGCGGCGTTTATGGCCGAGAGCGTAAAAATCTATGAGGAACAGGTAACGCTCTGTACGCCCAAACTTGAACCTTATCAGACAATCGAGGGCAACGCCGACTGGAACCAGAACGTCGCAAATCTCAAAATGGCCTCGAGACGCATCTACGATGGCTCTGTGGATCGCGCCACGCTGGCCCAGGTCGCGATTCTCGCGCCGGCCGCTATAGTCTACCAGAAACTGCTTCAAGGCGCTCAGAAACGAATTACGCAGCTTGAAGCCCAGGTCCAGGGAATGCGCGGCGTGACGCCGACTGTCCGCGATCGCGGCGCCGACGCACCAACACCGGGCTCGCCAGGAGTCCCGCTTTCGAGTCCAAACGGGGATTTCGTCAAAGACCTGGTCGGCAAATTCTCGAAGTTAACCGGGCTGCAATAGAATGGTGACGGTTTTATTTGCGACCCGTAATTCGATTTACAAGACGCTTCCCGGTATTGACGTCTGGGACCGCGATCGGGACGCTTTAAAGTGGCTTGGCGGCACTCCTGTTATTGCGCATCCTCCTTGTCGCTTGTGGTGTACATGCAGGTTTTTATCTACTGCCCCTGAAAGCGAGAAGGACTTGGCTACCTGGGCGGTTGCGGCCGTTCAGAGATGGGGTGGAGTATTGGAACATCCAGCCAAATCAGGCCTCTGGGGCGCCGCCGATCTTCCAAGACCGGGGCGCCGTGATAAGTACGGTGGTTTGACTATCGCAGTCGATCAATGGTGGTGGGATCACAAGGCGAGTAAGCCAACCTGGCTCTACATTTGTGGGGTGGCTGCAATACCAGCCATTCCGCTCAGGATCGCCGAACCAACTCACTTGATTTCGAATAGTCGCGGCAGCAGCAGAAAAGGAAAAAAGTTGCTCAGTCGTCAGGCCCGTGAAGCAACCCCAATAGGATTTGCTAAATGGCTGATTCAACTCGCAAGCTTAGTAAAGTTTGACAAATCTTGTCAAAAGACGCAAAACCGTTCTTAGACCTTAACAAGCAGGTCTCCCGGTCCGAGATCTAAGAGCTTAACTCCTGAGCCTCTCGGTCCGCTCGCCGGGGCAACCCAAAACCAGAACCGTAAAAGCCACCCGGCGCGTGCCGGGACGTGGCATTAAATCGGTGTTTTTCCAAGCGAGCTTTTAAAGACCGGAGGCCTGCAATGGCAACCCCAATCCCCAATACCTGTGCGGCGGTTAACAACCTCCTCATCCAGGAAACGGGACGTATCGCCGGCGAGATCAACAAGCGCCTGGTCCGCCGCAACCCAATTATCGGCCTGGTCCCCAAGAAGGAATTTCCGAACGGACTCGGGTACGTCATCAGCAACCTTACTTTCGAGCGCGCGCTGCCAGCCAGCTCGGAAGATACCTGGACCCAGGTCCAGCCATCGGACGACACCGCCGGCATCAACGGATGCCTGCCGCCCGTCGAGTCGATTCAATTCGGCGAAACGCTGCGAACCTTCTTCCTGACCCACAAGGCTTTTGAGACGCCGGACTTCTGTATTCAGGATATCCAGACCAGCTACCAGTTCGAGCGCCAGATTGAGCGCATGGTCGAGGTCCTCTCCAAGGTCACCGAATGGGAAATCGGCAACCATTACTACAACAAATACATCGGGATCTGCGGTCATAAGATTACGGTCTCGACGACTGGTGTTCACGATAATGGATCTGCCGGCTTTGACGGGACGACCCTTCCCAACGGCGCGCTGACTCAAGGAGTGCTCGAAGACATCTACATGACGCTGTTCAGAGAGGGGACCGACGAGAGCGCGATCGGCCGGGTCGACGGCGGCGACGTTTATCTCCTTGTGACAGGTTCAGAGACAAGCCGGGACATCGTCCGGGCGAACCCCGACATTCGTCAGGATATCCGTTTCGCGTTCCAGGGCATGGGCGACAACAACACCCTGATTCAGTCCCTTGGCGAGGCGCGCAGTTACGGCGGATTTAAGCATCTCCAGATGCCTTACCCGCCGCGCTACTCATGGAACGGGAGCGCATACGTGCGCGTAGAACCGTTCCAGCAGGTTGCTGCTAGCAAGGGGTTGAAGTGGGAGCTTAACCCGCTCTACAAGACGGCTCCTTACCAGGTGAGCTACATCTTCCTGCCAAACGTGATGTACATCAACGTGTTCAACCAGGTTTCCAACGTGGCCGGGATGACCTTTAACCCGAACTTGGACTACCTGGGCCGGTTCATGTGGATCAACGAATGGCACCGGACCTGCAACCCGGACCGGACCATCGGCTACTTCCGCGCGATCATGAAAGACGCCGCGGAACCGATTCACCCCGAGCTCGGGTACGCGATCATGCACGCCAACTGCGGCGTCGACCTCGCGCTCCAGGGCTGCGCGTCCTAAAAACAAAAAGCTGCTAGCCTCGTTCAATTCGGGGCTAGCACCACTACCGGAGGCTTATGGCCGACTTAACGTTCCCGATGCCGGAGGGTTTCCAGCCGCCGGAAAATCTCGACAGCGACGATACCTTTCAGGCGATGGCGACCTTCAAGGTTGTCGGCGAGGGCGAGCTAGAGCTTGTCGATGTCGAGGGTTACCAGATCGGCAAGGAAGACACCGAAGGCGACACCGAGGCCGCGGCCCAGGCCGACCAGGCCAACGCTGCGAGCGCTCTCCAGGGCGCTAGCAACGCCGCCGGCGGCCAGGCGCTTCCCAATCAGAGCCAGGACCAGACGCCCCCCGGCACGCCCGCTGACCGAGTTGGCGGATTCGCGAGCCAGATGGGACAGATGTTCAGAAAGGCCACCGGAAGGAAATAAAGAAATGTCAGGGCCCGTTATTTTTCCGACTTTTGACCCCGAGTGCGGGGACGCCGAGCGGCGCAGTCTGATCAAGATCAACGCCCTGCAGAGCCGCATCAGCGCCACGCTGGCTGCCCTGGCCAAGCCGGGAGCCGGCCAGGTCGCGCTCACCAACTATGTCTACGGCGTTTCGTACACGATTCCCAAAGGTGCCGACCTTTTGGATGTCGCCTGCTATAACCCGACCGATTACGATGTATGGGTCTATGTCGTCATAAGCCCGACGGGTGCTCAGCCAGGCATGCAGCCGACTTTTCCCATCAGAGTTTACGCGCATAATCACGCTTACTACGAGGCGATGACCTCGGCCCTGAGCGTTCCGCCAGGAGAAATTTTCTCAATCGCCGTTAGCTCCAGCGAAGCTTTCCTGACTTGGAATTCAAACCCGGTCTATTTGGCAATTAGACACACGTAGCAACTATGCCGGTTCTTTCCTCACCTCCGTCGCCCAGTTCTACCATCGGTGGTCCCGGTCCGCAGGGTCCTCCCGGCACGCCTGCGTACACATTTACCTCCGCTGTAGTCAGTGGTTACGACGGCAAAGCAACCCTCACCGTCACGGTCCAAAACGTTACCTGGGTCGCGGTTACGGCGCCGGTTTTCATTCCCTACGTTGGGACTTTTGAAGTTTCGGCAGTAGACACCACAAACAGGGTATTGACCTTGTTGCCGCTGAAGACGGACATCGGGACGCCGCCATACAATATACCGAGCGGCACTATGGTATCCGCATCCGGGTTTCCTGGGCTAGCTGGTGCCACCGGTACAGCTGGCACACAAGGTCCGCCTGGACCGACCGGCTCGCAAGGACCACAGGGATTGCAAGGTCCAGCCGGCGCGGCAGGAGCTACCGGTCAGACTGGTCCTCAAGGTGCTTCCGGACCACAAGGAGCGGTTGGGGCGACTGGCGCTGCTGGTGCTACAGGACCAATCGGTCCGCAGGGTCCCAACGGTCCCAGAGGTGATCAAGGACCATCTGGAATTCAAGGCATACAGGGAGTTTCGGGTCCGCAAGGTCCTGTAGGCGCCACTGGCCCTCCCGGATCAACCGGTGCCCAAGGTCCTCCTGGACCTGCCGTTTCGGCACAAGGAGTCTGGAACGCAACTGCGGTCTACGCCCAAGGCGACCTGGTGACGTGGAATAATCTCATCTATATCGGTTTAAGAGCGTCCCAGAATGCTCAGCCCGACACGCATCCGCAGGATTGGGCCGTCTATAGCTCAATTGGAATACAGGGTCCGCAAGGTAATCCCGGCGCCACAGGCCCACAAGGGCCTCCCGGAGTACCAGGAGTGCCGGGACCGCAAGGGCCAGCTGGAGCTGATGGTGCAACTGGTGCTCCCGGTACAGTCGGTCCTCCGGGTCCAACGGGTGCGACTGGACCACAAGGATCAACCGGACCGACCGGTGCGACCGGTCCCGTTGGTCCACAAGGCCCACAAGGACTTCCGGGAACAGGAGCGAACTGGCGCGGAAATTGGAGTCCAGCCGCGACATACAATTCCTACGATGCAGTTACCTACAACGGATCCAGTTGGGTCTCTCTGGCTAATAACACGAATGCGCCGCCGGATGTTAACCCGACTTTCTGGCAGATGATCGCGGCGGCTGGAACATTTTGGTTTACCGGAGTAGGGCCTCCACCAGGAGTAATACAGGGCTCCAGACCGGGCGACATCTATCTCGATACGAATACCGGTAATATCTACAAGCTAAGCTGAAAAAACTATGGCCTGGACAGTAGTATCTAATATCAAAGGACCAACAGGACCAACTGGAGCAACAGGTACGCAGGGACCGACAGGAAATACCGGACCTCAAGGGCCGACCGGAGCCACCGGGACCAGGGGTAGTCAGTGGTTCGTCGGAGCCGGTGCTCCAGGTACTGTAACCGGTTCAATCCCAAATGACATGTATCTGAACACTACAACCGGGGATGTCTACCAACTGAGTTAAACGCCATGGCCTGGTCACAAATAGGCAACATTCTAGGACCTCAGGGAGCCCCTGGCCCACAGGGTCCGACGGGTCCTTCATCGACCGTGCCCGGCCCACAGGGTCCGACCGGCGCCACGGGTCCGCCTGGACCGACCGCTGTCAGCGGCGATGCCGGCAATACCGCGATGCTGGGGAGCGACAGCAGGCTCTACGTGCCGGCTACGGCGCTAGCGACTACGACCAAAATCGGGTCGATTAATAAGCTGAGCGGCAACACGACCGATTTCCTCGACGGCACTAACACCTTCCAGAACCTCGCAGCCGCGGTTCAACCGACAATTTGGAGTGCGCGCCTACGCAGCTTCAACGCGATCGGCAATCCGACCTTCGAAATTGATCAGCGCAACGCTGGAACGCTGTTAACAAATCCTGCCAGCGGCATTCTTGTCGTGGATCGTTGGCAAGCGCAAAAGTCTGGGACGATGACTTATTCGACACTTCAGGCAGCGCCCCCGCCATACGTGTTGGTTCCAGGGACAAATTTTGCGATTTCCAGATCTTTCTTACAGCTTAAGCTCCTAACCGCTCAGGCAACACTCGGAGCTGGAGACTTTATGCAAGTTAGTACACAGCTTGAGGGTACGCGCTTTCGCGAACTCTCAAGCGACGTGCATTCGGTCTCTATCTTGATCGGTTCAAGTGTTGCTCCACTTAGCTTTGCACTTGGAATTCATGATCCGGCTTCAACCCGAAGCTTGGTCAAGCTTTGCACGATTTCCACGGCTAACACGTTCGTGCTGATTCAATTGCCGAACTTACCTGTCTTCCCATCCAGCGGCAGTTTTGTGAGTACACCGGGAAGTGTCGGCTACTCATTGACAATCTGTTTTGCTTGCGGTTCGACTTATATGGCTCCAGCCGCAGACGTTTGGCAGAACGGCAATTTTATCGGCGCACCGGGAATGAGCAATTTTACGGCCAACGCGGTCAATTCTACTATTAGCATTGCCTTTGTTCAGCATGAGCCGGGAGCGCTCTGTACGACGCCGATCGATTGCCCGTTTACGCAAAATCTTGATGACTGTCTGCGCTATTTCCAAAAATCATACGATTACGGCACTAAACCAAGCACCGTCGTAGCACCGGGGCAGATCGGAGCTTTTGGACCCTCTGGCTGGAGCCAGGTCATGGCTGACATCGTTTATCCTAAGCTCATGGCAAAAAGTTTGACTCCAGTCCTATATAGTCCAACAACCGGTGCGCCCAACGCGATACGGGCATCCGTTGCCGCAGTCGATCGTACGCTTTCCGGCTTTTCGGTAACTGGATCAACGGGCTTTGCCATTCCCTCTGTGAGCGTCGCCGCGCCCAGCAACGAGATTTATTACTTCCACTATACCGCCGACACCGGCTGGTGACCCTTCTTATGGCAACTCCCTACACATCATCCTATGCGCTTCGGTACCAAATCCCAAGCGTGCAACAGCAAATCGAGGTCTCGGTCGTTCATGCCTCCCAAGACATTTTCAACGAAGACCCTGCAACACCCGATCATACTAACCGGTGGAATTGGGCCTCATGGGCAAACAAAAATTCAAGCGTCGCCTGGGGTCCGTTTGCGTGGCCGGTTGCGATGAACCCAACGATCCAAGCTAGCGTACAAGCCGATCCGAGCGGCCAAACCGTAAAAGACAGCGACGTCCAATTTGTGGTCACATCGACGTTGCCGCAGGTGATTGCCGACTTTGTCGCTAATCCGCCAAAGTAAAGTTATGACAAACCCGCCAAAGCTTCGCAGTTTCGTAGATCATAAACGCCATGCTCCTTCGGACATGGTTCAGAAGGTCGCACCCAAAACTTACGTAAACCATTATCCGGAGTCAGGCGACATGCTACCGAGCGTGAAGCTCAAGACGCCGCGCAGTTACGTGGATCACTTCGCCAAAGCCGGCGACCTCAGAACGCAATGAAAATGTAGATGTTAAGGGAGTGATCAAAGACGGCACAGAGCTGCGTAAAGACGGTCAGAAGACCATCGAGAGCGGGATGAACTCGGGCCGGGATCCGACTCTGCTCTCGGCCCAGGAATGCAGCTTTGCTAACAATGTCACCTTCAGGGGCGGCTACCCGACTAACCGGCAGATCTTCCAGAAACGGGCGCTGACCGATGCTAACCAGTTGCCATCCTTCCAATCAGGTCTATTCCAAGGGGCGGCTATTTACGATATCGACGACGGCCAGGAATATATTATGGCTATGGTCGGCGGCGCGCTCTTCCAGATCTCGATTGCCGGCAACGGTCTCACGGTTGGGCAGACCTTTAATGACGGCAAAAGCAACCCGAACGCGCCTCAGTGCTGGTTTTGCCAGCCAGACGTTTATTTTGTCGTCCAAGATGGCACCTCGACCCCGATCATCATGCAGGGGCTGCAATCGATCCGACGAGCCGGAACGACCGAAGTGCCGGTCGGCCAATCGATGGCTTACGGCCAAGGCCGGCTCTGGCTAGCGCAAAACCGCCAGGTGGTAGCCGGAGACATCTTAGGCGGCCCGACCAGCGTCATAAGTTTCACCGAGCAGACCTATCTTGCCTCGGCTGCCTTCTTTGGCGTCCCACTCACTAGCGGAACAATTGTCGGAATGACGTTCGTCGAGCAGGGCGACACGGCAACCGGCCAGGGTGAGCTGCTCATCGTTGCGCGCAACGCGGCGTTTTCAATCCAGACTAGCGTCCCGCGCTCGGCGACTTCGACCCAGCCTGGCTGGCAGGGGACGCCAGGAATGCAGCGGGTCACGCTCACCAACATTGGCGGCACAGGCTGGCGAAACATTCTCAATGTCAACTCCGACGTGTTTTTCCGGGGCAGGGACGGCTGGCGGACTTATCGCACCGCGCGCAATGAGCAGTACGGCTGGGGCGGCGCTCCCATCTCGCGCGAGATGAACCGAATCATAGCTAATGATAGCCTGCAGTTGCTAGACTACGCTAGCAGCGCCCTTTTTAAGAATCGGGTCTTTCTAACCGCCGAACCGCTTCCCTACCAGAGCTCGGGCGCTGCCTCATTTGGTGCACTGGTCGTTCTGGATCTGGACGTCATTTCCTCGGTTATCAACAAGAGTAATCTCGCCTACGAATTCAGCCCCTATTTCACCCAGCGCGGCTCACCGGCCTACGACGGGCGGTGGGCGATGCCGGCCGGCTATCGCATCCTCCAGGTCCTTTCCGGCGTCTTTGCCCACGTAGAGCGCTGTTTTGTTTTCGCTCTCAATACGACGACTAATCAGACGGAAATCTGGGAGCTCCTTAACGGAAACTTCGATGAAGGCCAGGCGCTTATCCCAAGCCAGATCGAAACGCGCGCTTTTGATTTTAAGCTTCCGGATTCACTCAAGATGCTTCGGACCGCTTACCTTTTTTTCAACACGGTGCTAGCAACTACCCAGGTGACCGTTGAGTACCGCAGCGACGGCTATATGGGCTGGGTTTTGTGGAGCACTTTTACCATCACCGGCCAAGGCGTCGCCTCGCCGCCGGATTCAGGCGCGCCGCCGCCCAGTAGCCTATGCGATATTCCGCCCTGCACAGTACCAGGATTTTGCATTCCAGGACCCGATCCAAATACTCCTGCCTCGGGCGGCTATTGGTTTAAGAAGGGGCTCCCCACCCCAAATCCCGTCTGCGATCCGATAGTCGGCAAACTAATCAGGAACGGGTTTTATTTCCAATTGCGCATTACCTGGAAAGGCCCCTCGACCCTGATCATGGTGCTTTTGCACGCCGAAGAACTTGTTGAAGATCCCAATGGAGGTTGTCCCTGATGGCTAACGTTACGTTCACGCCTAATCACCAACCAGCGCCAGCCTGCTATCCCTCTGACGTAAACGGATTCTTGGATATGCTGACAACCGGAGGCGGCATTTCCGGAACAATCCCCGACACGGCCGGCGGCGGCGTCTATGTTGGCTCTTCGCCCCCGTCAAGCGCGCTGACAAACAAGGTCTGGTTCAAGACCGACGCTGCCGGACGGCCGCTTGGCGTGTTCATGTTCTACAACGGCAACTGGCGTAAGGTGTACACTGGCGTTGTCATCGGCGAAATAAGATTTTACGTTGGTGCATCATCCGTTTTCGACGGCACAGGCCGCGGCATCATTGGCGGCGATGCCGACGGCTGGGCCTTGTGCAACGGAAATAACGGGACGCCGAACTACCAGGACTATTTTCCATGCATGTCGAGCAGCTACGTCGGCGGCAGCGGCTGGCAGGCGCGGCCGAGCGGTCTTGCAGCGAAGCCGTATGCGCCCGCCGGCGGAGCTGGCAACTACCAGATCCAAACAAATAACTTGCCGCTGCTCTATGCTAATACCCGCTATCGGAACGTGAGCACAGGGGGTGGTTCAGCATTGAATCTGCTGATCTGTGACGGCTCCGCGGCCGCTTGCCCAAGTTATGTTTATGACCAATCCGGCGTAGAAACCGGGTCGCAGCTCTTTATGGACAACGCGCCGCCGTGGATCGCAATGGCTGCGATGATGTTTATTGGATACCAATGAACCAATGAGATTACTCCTTTCACAAGCTCAGACGTTGCTAGCCGAATATGTCGAGTACGGCATGTGCGCGACCGATCCGCGGGTTGTCAAAGGAATCAACCTGGCAATCGAGCGGCTTTTGCCTGGGCTGAATCCGGAAAAAACGATTGGCCGCTACCAGTTTGATGTTAACAATAACAAGCAGATCACCTGCCCTCGTGACGTCAAGACGGTGCTAGCCGCTAGCACCAATTATCAGGCCTGCACCGGCGGACATTGCGGGCCTGGATGCACGACGATTTACAGTGTTAAAAGCAGGTGGTACGAGATGCTGCCTGGCGGCCCGGTTGGGTTTGTCGCCTGCGCGCCGAACATCCTGATGGATCTCGGCACTGGTTTTAGCACGTTCGAAGACTGCACCGACGAAGCCCCAATGACGCTGCGCCTCTATGCCGACCTTCCGCAAGTATCAAGCGAGGGGTCGCTGATTGTTAACGCGCTGGACGCTAACGGCAACCATATCGTCAGCTACGATAATAACCAGTACGTGCCAGGCATCATGCTGCCCATCCCCATCCAGGGCCAAAACTACGTTGATTCCGAAATGATGGTCTCCCAAATCATCTCTGTCACTAAGCCGCAAACGGCCGGGAGACTGAGACTATTCGGGGTCGAAGCAGACGGCACCCAGGAGCCGCTAGCAGTCTATGAGCCCGATGAGCTTAACCCGGATTACCGGCGCTATCTGGTTTCATGGGTTGGCGATACCTCCCCGGCGATCCTGACCACTCTATGCAAACGGCGGTTCATGTGGACGACCAGCCCGTACTCGGACCTTCTGATCACCAATATCGGTGCCCTGCAAAATGCGCTGATGGCGATGAAGTACGAGAAAGCCGGGTCGTTCCAACAAGCGCAGGCGTGCTGGAAGACAGCTTTTGAAGCGCTCGATAGAGAGACTCGGGACTATGACGGGGATTATTCCCCTAACATTCAAATGCAGGAATGTTGGGGCGGCGGTGATATTTGGAGTTTGAGATGAAATCCAGTTTTTTAATCTGCGGTTTCCCGCGCAGCCGAACCTTATGGCTGAGCAAATTCCTGACAATCCCCGGTGTCGCGGTCTGCACGCATGAGGCGACCGAGTACGCCGGCAGCCCCCAAGAATTCTGGATGAACGCCCTGGATTTCTGTTCGGATTCTGGAGCTGAGATCTACGGGAACGCCGACTCAGCGAACATCTACGTTCTGCCAAGTATGCTAGCAGAGGATCCTCTTTGCCGAACCGTGTGGATCGCCCGTCCGATCCAGGAAGTCTGCGCCAGTATGAAGGCTGCAAAGATGCCCTTTGATGAACCGACCGCGCGGTCTTTGATCGCATTGCGCGACGAGTACAAAGAGCACCTGGATTTTGTGATTTCTTACGAATCGCTCAACACGATGTCCGGCTGCCGGGCGCTCTGGGAATTTGTGCTTCCGGGCGTTCCTTTCGACGTCGGCCGCTGGGGTGTTTTTTCCGGCCAGAGAATAGCTTACACCGCTAACAACCCGCCAGGCCCAAGACAGATTGACAAGTTTATGGGCTGGTTCAGAGAGGAAATGTCACAATGGCAGTCGCACTTAGGAAAGGAGGGTTAGCAAAATCGCATACGCCGCAATCATAGGAGCGGTAGCTAGCATTGCTGGCAGCGTGATCGGGGGCGCCACTAAAGGCGGCGGCGCCAATATGGGTGAATATTCCAGTCGCCTGAACGAGGCGGCCAATAAATACATCCTGCCATTTATAGACCCGAGCAAGTGGAGCCTGGACATCCCTTCGATGGCCCAGCAATCGATCGATTTCGGCCTCCAGCAGGCGCCGACGGTTAACCAGGCCAACATGCAGCAACTCCAGGCCCTGCTCGGTCAGGCAATGCCAGGCTGGCAGAACATGTTCGGTCAGATGCAGACCAATACGAACGCGTTGCTAGCCGGTCAGGTCCCTACCGATGTCCAGCAACAGATCCAGCGCAGCGCGGCCTTTACCTCGATGATGGGAGGGACCGCCGGCGCCGGCACGGGCACGACGGGCGCAATCACGGCTCGCGATCTTGGCCTGACCAGTCTCCAGCTCCAGCAGCAGGGCCAGGGCCAGGCGACTAACCTCCTGAGTTTCGCGCGCAACTATCTGATGCCACAGCCGGTTAATCCGCTTTCGTTGTTACCTCTCAGCGATCTGATTTCTGGTACGGAATGGAGCAAGGAAGCGACCTTCAAAGCAAACGAGGCGGCCTATACGGCGAAGGCTAACGCCGCCGCCGCGGCCATAGGTGCGCCATCGCAGTCTCTTACGGCAGGGATTGGCGGCGACATTGCCGGCCTGGTAGGCGCGCTCACTAAGCAGAACCCGCAGACCGGCCAAAGCCCGCTGAGTAGCCTCTTTGGTGGAGGAAGCAGCGGCGGCGGCATGTTTGGCGGATTGTTCGGAGGGGGCGGTAGCAGCGACGGAACGCGACCCGGTATGGGCTACACCTACGGCGCGGCCCCAAGCAGCAGCGGAGGTGGTTACTAATGCCCGATCTCAGTGATCCGCTTGGACCTCCAAAAATAGTCACCGGCGTGGACTACATGCACGCGCTAGCGGCCCTTGGCTACAACGTGGAGAACATGTCCTCGCCCTTGCCGGTGATGACCAAGATCGCCCAGGGATTCACCAGCCTTGTTGACAATAATTACGACCAGGCGATGAAATGGCAACAGAGCCAGGCGCAGGCCACGGAAACTTTAGCCCGCGCCAAGAATATTGATAGCGCGACCGCCTTTAACAATCAATCGCTCGGCCTCCGGCTGCAAGATCTCGGCCTTAGAAATCAGCAAGCTCAGCAAACGCTCGATTTCGCCTCAGACGCTCACCCGGTCCGGCAAAAAATGCTGGAGAACCAGGGTAAAGCCAGCGATCTCAGCATCCAGCAGGCACAGAGATCTACAGATGACGCTAGCCAGGCTTTGGGCCTCGTCCCAGAGGCTACCAGCGCGCTCCCCAATCCGGATGACCCGGATTATGCCGACAAGCGCGACCAGTGGCGGCTCAAGTACAACCAGCTCCTTACAAACCCGGCGACGCGCGCACGCATGGAGGGGGAATACGCTGCGGTTGACGGGGTCTATCAGAACAAGATTTCGACCCAGCAAACAAACGCCAAGCGCAAGGAATTCAGCGACCTTCAGATGAACGGATTTATTCCTTCACCGATCAATCCGGATGCAGCGATGAAAGGGCCGGATGCTGACACGCTGCTCACCAGGGGCCGAATGTCCCAGGCGCGTCACGCGATCGAACAAACAGCCTCGCAGTTTCCCGCCGATAGCCCGCAGCAACAGCAATTGCAGGCGATGTTGAACGAAGCGGACAATGACATTGGCAGTGACACGGGCACTCAGGATGTTATGGCGGCCAAGAGTAAAGTCTTTGATACCAACGGCCGGCTGACCGGCAATGCGCAGGGAGCGCTAGCGCAAGCGCAGAATATGCTAGCACTCCAGGGCAAAGAAGCAGCCAAAGAAATTCCTAGTGCGCAGCTTGAGGTGCCCTTTGGTAAACCGGATGTCAAAGGTAATTACCCGGCGAAGATGACTATCAAAGGCGTCAGTCCGACAGTTGGCGAACAGTTGATGCAGCGTTACGGAGGCGTTCAGGGCGCTCAGGTGCCGGCGGATGCAGCAGCATTGATTCAAGATCCTGGAGTGCGCGATCTGGCCGGCCGCTACCAGCGCAAAGAAATCACCCGGGACCAGTTTATCAACGAGTTAAAGCAACTTCCGGCGCCCGCAGCGCAGGGTGTCGCGACACCAGCTTCGGCGCCAGGCGTCACCCCGGATGCTAGCGGCCGTATTCCGATCCCGAGCGGAGGAGCTAACACCTCAATGGAAACTCTCCAGCCGGATTTTGCCGACAAGATTGACTCGTGGATGGGGGACATGCGCAAAGCCGGTTATAACCCGAGGATTGTTCAAGCCGGTAGAAGTCCCGAATATCAGCAAAAGCTTTACGACGACTATCGTTCCGGGCGCAGCTCCAACGTGGCGGCAGCCCCACAAGCGAGCTTCCACAGTTATGGCCGCGCTTTTGACTGGGTGAACGTCGGTCCGGACGGGACGCTCCAGTGGAACAATGACGCGGCTTACAAAGCCGGCCAGCAAATGGCCCAGGCGCACGGGCTCCGAGGTCTTGGCGACAAAGACAATGATCACCTCGAGGATGCCAGCTTTGGCAGTTATCGTGATCTTCCAGCTTCGGAGTATGGCCGTGTAAAGGCCAGGGGCCGCCTCGCACAAGCAGAGCCGGTCCCGAGTCCGGCGGTCCCCCAAGGGGCTCGGGAGGTTCAAACAGAAGGGGGGACAGCAGGAATCGTTAACTCGACTCGCAACAAAGACGGCTCAATTTCGACCTTTGCGACTAACTTCGGGCACGATACCCAGGGCAACCCTGACACTTATGATTTCGCAACGTTGGGACCCAGTGCACGCTTTGGTTACTGGGGCGACGATTTATTCAATACTAATCTCGCCGGCGTGGCAATTCCGCGCGAAACTTTTGCGGCTCATTTCGGCGATCCGCGCTCGGAGAATAACGAGCGATTGATTGCCGACCGCAAGCTGGCAGTAGCAGTGCGTGCGCCTAACGGACAAGAGGCTACGTTGCCAATTGTCGATCTCGGCCCAGGCGCACAAGCTAAGAGCCGTGCCGGGCTCGATATTACAGGCGCCGGTATGCGGCAGCTGGGCCTCACTGACAACGCAAATGTGACTTACCGGCTCGTGAGGCTTTAGAAGAGAAGCGCTAAATGCCAATTGATGACAAAACCGCAAACGCGCTAGCAGATTATTTCAGCTCGTCTGCCGGACGCACGGCGGTCGCTGCTGAACCGCCGCCAGGCCCGGAGGAGGGCGGCCAGGGCGAGGTTGGTGCGCCGATTCCCCAGACCGGTCCAAGAGCTCCCACGATCAGCGATGAGCAGGCGAACGCGCTAGCCGATTCGATCGAGAACCGTCCGATGCCTTTAGCGGCGCAGGTGGCTACAACCGTCGCCGGAGGGGTTTTCGGTCCTGCGGCCGCGGAGTTAGCCAGCAGATTTCCGCTCCTTCGTGAGGCAATTAAGGGCGGCGCGCAGGTCGCTACTGGTATCGCCGGCGGCACAGCGAGTGCGGTCCGCGGCCTGGTCGACATGTTCCGTTCGGACCTCGGCACAGTGCCGGAGAACAACTTCGTCGGCAAGCCGCTAGCAGAAGTCCAGGCGCAGCGTGACGAGCTCCAAACTCAACGCGACCAGCTCGAACAATCTTTCAAGGAAGGGATCGCGACCGGCAAAATGGCCGGACTCCAAGGAACGGCCGCAGGAATCCAGATTTCTGAGCTCCAACGCAAGATTGACGAGGCCAACGGCGTCCTTCAAAGCGGCCAGGTCAAGACAGCACCCGTTGAGGAAACAGGTCCTCTAAAATTCCTTTCCGACCGGCTGCGCCAAGCTCAAGAGGCTGCGGCTCCGGCAAAGGAAACAATTGAGCAGGCTTTTCCAACTACCCAGGAGCTTGATCAATCGGTCGTCGGCCAGATTGCCAGGGGCGCAGGTCAGATGGGCGCGCAGTTGCCGTTCATGTTTGCCGGCCCGGAAGTCGCAGCGCCGGCATTTGCGGCACAGTTCGCCGGCTCGACCTACGATGAAGCCAGGGCCAAGGGCGCTGACGACAGGACCGCGCAGATAGCAGCGCTAGCGAGCGCGATGGGAACTGGCCTGCAGATGACCGCGCTCGAAGCACCAACGGCCAGCTTGGCCAAGATGCTCGAGGGCTCGACCCCGACCAAGGCGATCGCGGATGTCGGCCGTGCAATCGGAATGGGGGGAATCGGAATGGGCGGTCTGCAGTTTTACCAGAACCTGGTCGCGCGCCTCACCGGCTACGATCCGAATCGTCCGCTGGAGGAGGGCGTAGCCCAGCAAGCGATTCTTGGTGCTGGCCTGGACGCCTTTGTAACCGCCGCCGGCCGAGTCCCCGGTCTTATGCGCTACGCGCGGCCCGCGCAGGTCGAAGTCCGGGAACGGCCGGGAGCGCCGGCGGTCGAAACACCGCAAGTCGAGCCAGCGCCAGCTACGCCGATGCCGATGCCGGCGCCGACCGAACCGCTAGCAGAAGCCGCCGCGGCCGTGCGCGGGACACAAGGGACTGCGGAACAGACACTTGCAGCGCAGGGATCGCCACAGGAGCAGCTGGCTAAGAGCTCGACAGAACTTCAGCAGGCGCTCTCAGGAGCCGGCGCAGAGCCCGCATTGCCGGCGGCTTCCGTGACACTGCCAGCGGCACCAGTCGCGCCAGAGACGCCTGCCGCCGGCGAGGAAGCTAGATACCAGAGCGATATTCCGCCGAACACTTCAAGAAAATTCAAGGCGGGAGACAACTTTTACGAAGCTTCAAGCGACGAGCACGGAAATATTACTATCAAGGGCGTTCCTTCCGGGGAACAGATACCTGGAAGATGGATGACGCTGGAAGAGGCCAAAACGGCCTTGTCTAAAGCGCCGCCTCCCGCGAATATCCGGGGCGAAGCCGTTCCGCCGCCATTGCCGGAACGCGCCGGCGTTTCCGTCACGCCTGACCAGGTCAAGGCGACCACTAACCAGGCCGCGGAAGCGATGGGGATGGATCAGAGGGTCCATTACGTTGCTAGCGCAGATGATCTGCCGGGAAGAGTCCGGAAAGCTCTTAGCGAAGAGCAGCGCGCCGGGACTGCTCAGACCGTCTACGATAAGACCCTTGGCGAACTTTGGGTGATTGGCGACCGTTTTGATGGTACAAGCCAGGCCGAGCTCAACCGGACGCTGATCCACGACACCCTCCCGCGCGTTTACGGCGATATCAGTGAGCTGCGGATCGAAAACAATCCCGCAGATCCGCGCCTGGGCTACTACGATATCGCGGCCGACCGGCCAGTGCTCAACGAGGCTGCACTCTTGCGGACTCAGAATCCTTTTGAGGCTGCTAGCAAGACCGCTCTGGAGGAGATTGTCGCCCACCAGGGGATCACCCGGCTTTTCGGCACGCGTGAAGCGCCGGCTTACGTAGCCGCGATGCACGGGGTCCGGCAGCGTTTTGACGCTCTGGGGCTTTCCGACACCCTGGCCCAGGAGAAGGGATTTAAGAACCTGGACGACATGGCCAAGGCCTACGGTTTTGAAGATTACGCCTCAAACCCCAGACACAACAACGGGCTCACCGAGGAGCTCTGGGCGGCCTACGCGCAGCGCTACAAGTCGCTAGCGGGCCTCCAGGATTCTGCGCCGCAATGGTACCGCCAGGCGATTAATACGCTCTCTGGAGGCTTGAGGCGCCGTTTTGGGCTGGGCATGAGCGACCTGGACGTCCAGAACCTGGTATCGGATTCCTTCGGGGCTTTGCGTCAGCCAAAATGGGGAGCCCCGAGCGAGTTTAACCCGGAGATCGCCGGCCAGGCCAAGCGCGATATGGCTGCTTACCAGCTGGCCGCTAGACGCGGCGAAGGTGAAGGGCCCGGCCAGACCGAGTTCTTATCAGAATTCGACAAGCAGGCCCAGCGAGCGGTCGCCGAACGGATCGCCGGCGCTGAAGCCCAGCCGCCGCCGTTACCAAGTGGACGCCCGCCAGGCAGCGCTGAGGCGCTAGCAGAAGCCGCAGCGCAGCGCCAAACCGCCGGCGTTACCGACATGGCTAGAATCGGGGACCTTTTCGTTGCCGGCCAGCGGACCGAAACGCGCGCAGGGCTGCAGCCAGGCGAAGGCATTCGAGCTCAGCCTTTCAAACTCTCTACGCAGCAAGCGCGGCCCATTGGCGAGCGGATGGCGATGGCGGAACGTGTAAGCGCAGTTTACGACGTCCGGGGCTTGCAAGGCGTCACGAACGACGCCCGTGAAATTTTCCACCGCGATTTTGGCGACGATGTTTACCGGGCCATGGATGATTTGCTGCGCAGTCCTGTTACCGACGCCCACACGGCGATGAGAGCAGTCATCGACGAGGCTAGCAACGCCCAGATAGCCGACTTTCGCGCCCGGGGTTTTCGCAGCGCGGCAGACTCGCTTGAGATGGCCAAGATCCGTTTTAACCGCGAGATGGAACCGCTTGTGACCAACCTCGGACAAGCTCTTAACTCCCAGAAATTACTTTGGCAGACGGCCGACACCGCAGTCGGACGTTTACAAGCCGGACTCATCAAAGGGCAAGCCCGCGGCGTCGGCAACGCCCGTGGCGTCGGGGAATCCTTCCGGCGGATCGGCGAGATCGGCCAGGGCCTGGTTCGCGACATGCTGGGCCGATTCCGCAACGAGATCGATTCGGTCCAGGCCCGCATGGACAGGATCACTGGCAACCCGCAGTCGCTAGCAACCCGCTACATCGACGCCCTTGCGACCTCGATCAATTCCCGGATGGGCAAACTCGGCTTCACGGACGCGGAGCGCCCTATGCTCCAGGAGCTCTTCAATCGTTTCGGAGCGCGTATTACCGACGCACTGAAGGACCCGGCAGCGGAGATCCCCACGCCGGAAGCCGCCAGGCGGATGAGCACCACGGCCTCGATCCGCGAGACCTTGAGCAATTTCCCGATGTTCGAGCGCGCCTGGGACGAGACGCTCTCCCGGCTCAAGACGGAGAACCCGAACAGCCTGTTCTTTTCCAAGGTCGACAACGCGCTAGCGCAGCCTTTCGGCGAGGCCGGCGTGCGCCAGGTGGTTCGCGAAAGCGGGAACAACGTGCGCGACTTGATTTTCCGGCACTTCTCGACTCAAGGCCGGATTGGGAACGAGCTGGCAAGCTCGCTCACTGAGAAGCTTGGGCTGCCGGAGGACCAGGCACTCCGGATTCAGGAACTTTTCGATAATCATTATCGGCAACTCTTGCGGACGACCGCAGCGAACGAGCTCGAGCAGACACTTAAGCGGATTGGCAACCCGGCGCAGCGGTCCAAGGGAGAACTCGAGCGTCTGACCGACCTGATGGCGATCGGCGGCCTCGATAAGCAGGAATACTACAACCTGCTAGCGCCGCGTTTCGGACTCGGCGGCTGGAACCCGCAGAACATCGCGATCATGAAAGCCGCCGGCTCAATGCTCCAGCGGATTCACGACGAAGGAGGCCCCGAGGTCTATAAGAACCAGATCGCAGCGCAACTAGCGGATGAAATCGCCAAGACCCAGCCATGGAAGAGCCGTGCGTTACGTCAGGCTGAAGGCCTCTGGATGGCCAGCCTGCTCACCGGCCCCTTTACGCACGGGTCCTACTACGGCCAAAACCTTGCGCAGGTGATGACGAACCTCGCTTTACACACCCTGTTCAAGCCAGGCGTGAGCCTGGGCGACGTGGCGAAAAGCTATGGCGACTTGTTCAACGGGATGGTGCATTCGGCGCGGACCGAGTTGCCCTACATTCTGCAAACGGGCATTCATACGCAGCGCGAGCTGCCAGGGGGCGAAACCGCTGGGATGCGAGCCGAGGGAATCCCTTTTCGCAGCGCGCTTGAATCCACTCCGCTGCCGGGCGGGATGCGCAATCCGCTGAACTGGTATCGGTACGTCGGGCGGTTCCTTCAGGGGATGGAAACGGTTTTCTATCGCGGGGCCAATCTGGCGATTACCCGCAGCCTGGCGATCCGGCTAGCGGACGAGCGCGGGATGTCCAGCGAGGAAGGCCAGCGGTTCGCCGAGCAGACGGTCTACGGGACTGAGAACGACCGGCAGGAAGCGGTCCAGCAAGCGCGCGAAGAGCAGCAGCGCTACGGTTTTAGCGACAAGATGCGCGGCATTCGCGAGAACGAGCTCTTGGATCAGAAACGCTTTGCAAGGGCGCCGGAGCTCGCCGACGAGGCGCACCGCTTCGCCCTGCACTCGGCCTACCGGGAGAGTCCCTACGGCTTCCTGGGCACCATAGCACGTTCGTTAAGCGGTCTGAGGCGCGATAACCCACAGATGAGTCTGGTAACCCCCTTCATCAACCTGCCTGCCAACGTGGCCAATGAGTTCATGAACTGGACGCCAATCGGTCTTCTTCGCGGGCGCGACGCACTAACCGGCTTCAGCCGAGGAACTAAGGGGATCGAGGAAATGTACAAAGATGTCCCGCAATTCGCCGGCCTGGTTGAACGCGGCGGGATTCGAGATACAGAGCTTCGGGACCTGTCCTACGAGTACCTGGCAAAGGGTGCGATCGGAACATTGGGGATGGCGGCCCTGGGAGCCATGACGCTAGCAAATCGCAATAATCCCGATCCTCCATTCGCAGTCAATGGCGCTGGGCCGGCGGACCTGGCGCATCGGGACGAGCTGCGTGCGGCTGGCTGGCAACCCTACTCGATAAAGATTGGCGATCGCTACTTCGACTACCAGGCCTCGCCCTGGAAATCGATGCTCGGGCTAGTGGGCGGAATGGCGGACGAGATCAAGTACGGTAAAGGCGACCCCCAGAACTGGGTGGGCGCGCTAGCGAATACGGCGATTAAAGACGGACTCTCTACGATCACTGACGCGAGCTTCCTCCAAGGCCTCCAGACGTTGCTAGCAGCCGGCGGCGGTACAGGCGGTCCTGGAGTTGACTACAAGATCAAGCAGTTCCTCTCGCAGGAAATCTCCAGCGCGGCAATGATTCCTTTTGGCGGGACTGGCACCAAGCAGCTCTACCGTGCTTTTGATCCTCGGGAGTTTTCCGGCAAAGAGTTGCCGGAGATGGTGCTGCGAAATATGCCGGCGCTTAACTCAGCATTTCTGCAGCCGAAGCTCAATGTGCTTGGCGAACCGGTCGAGATTAACCCGCTTCATCGGCTGCTAGCGGCCCCGACCGTAGAGAGCCAGGACCCTGTCTGGAAGTTTCTTGACCAGCACAATATCGCTCTATCGCTGCCAAATACCGGACGCAAGGTGGACGGGGTCCAGATGAATCCCGCAGAGCTGCATGAGTTCACGCAAGTGCGCGGCCAGTACCTCAAGACCGAGCTGGGCGAGGCGATCAATAACTCCGATTTCCGTGCGCTTGATCCGGAGGCGATGGACACCTACGTCAAAGAACTGGAGCGCGCCGCCGATGACGTCGGCAAAACGCGCATCCAGGATAAACGCGGTAGTCGCTAGCGACCGAAAAGCTGTCCGAAAACACTGGACAAAGTCGCCAAGCCAACAATCGCGGCAAAGACCATCATGGCCACGAACCACCCGGGCAGCTTGTCTGGCTCCTCGTGTGTCCAGTCGCGCACCCAGCGACCGCCAGTGTATTCCCAGCGTTGTTTTCCATCGGTGCTAAGGTAAATGTCGCCTTCTTCAGACGTTAAAGGAGGCGGAGGTCTAGAAGTGACAAAGATATCCCCAATCTTATTGAGATTTTTTTCGTACATAAATCGGTCGTCTTTCAATGTCCTAAACGGCTGACCAGGAACCAGACGGCGGCCAAGGTGCCGAAAAAGTAGGTGATTTGGATTCCTAAAACCCAGCGCATAGCGACGATCTCGCGCTCCAGGATGAAATGTTTCAGCTCCAGTAAGTCGCCCTTGGTTGCTGGTTTGTCGGTGTCGTTTTGCATGTTGGTTCGTTCGCTGGAGTGGTGCCGCACGAGGTGACCAAACCCCGCACGGCACCCTAACCAACGAGTAATAAAGTATGTTAAAGGTTGATTTACGGCAAGTCTGGTCAGTCCTTGAGATATTCAAACCGTCCAGAGAGCTCGGTTTCGGGTGTCCGCATCACCTGCTCGATAAATTCCGCGTTGGTGCGCAGCATCCAGTTTTCAAAGGCCAGCCCGGTCGCCCGCGCGAACCAGCTGGCACTGTGGCGGGACGAACTCAAGCTCACGGTCCTCCCGGCTTTGTTGCTAGCAAACACGAGCCCGTAGCCGTGCAGGACATGGGTTTGGGAGCCCGTCGATATGGAACTCTTCACCCGAAAGCCCGGCCAGACCGGCTCCTTAAAGGTGAATTCGTCGTCAAACCAGATGTCGAGGCCTGCGCCGTCCGCCGAATCGCTAGCGATGCAGCAAACGTCCACGTTATCGCAGCATAAGACGCCGTACCACGTGTCCAGGTCGTGAGCCACCCGGACCCGCCGCAATTCCTGGCGGAACGGATCGATGAGTAAACCCTCCAGCATTTTAGTTTTGGTAGTCATTAGAAGTTCCTCCGGTGATGATGAGTTGAGCCCACGTGCGCGTGGATTGCTGCAAAGGCCCGCGGCGGGCGGAAGCTCGACCCTCGCGTATGATGGCTTGCATGATGCGCTCCGAAGGCGAGCGCACCAGCACTGACAAGAGCGATTAATCCTTTGTGCATAAGGCGCTAAAAAGGTGCGTTGCTGTCGCTGCGGTTATTTGCTAGCAGACTGATGATTTCTGCGAGCAGCTCCTTTTTGGATGCGGTAGAAATCCATCGATCCAGTTGCGGTGTCCGCTGATGAAATGATTCGGCGGTCGTGTTGGTCACAATCCGCATATGGTCGATGTCGCTGTAGACTAGTTGTTTTGCTTGTTCGCGTGTCATGTTGTTGGTTAGTTTTGGTAGTCGTTGGTCGCTGCCTAGTTCGTCTCAATGACTTCGAGACCCTCATAGGCCTTGTCTAGGCTCTTTATGATTCTTTGGAAACGAGTGTAGTATGGTCCTGGGAATTTGTCCCTTGTCGCTTCAAGCTCGCGGATTGTTTCGTAAATCACGTCTTGAAAGGCCTTAAGTTCGGCTCGTTGTAGATCGGTCAATTCTTGCATATTTTGTTGGTTAGTTTCGGTAGTCGTTAGTTTCCGCTAGAAAGTTTTGCTAGCAGACTTCCAGCCTGGACGTTTTTCCAGGCTGGAAGTGTCTGCGAACACGCGCTCAATTTGCGATCGCGTTGACGCGTGCCAGTGTTTGCTTGAGCCAAGCTTCCGGTTTAGCGAGCATCTCCGCTTGAGCTTGGGAATTGCTATAGGGGAAGGGAACCACGATGTCAGACTCTCCCGCTCCCCAAAGTTGAGCATGCGCGCGGATAGCGGCTGGTGCGCAATAGTCGCTATAGGGATACAAGAGCGACGGCCATGACAATTCACCGCTGAACGTTCGCTCGCATGCGTACAAGAGCCCGCGCACACTCGCTTGGTGACATAACCAGTAGGACAAGTCAGAAGCACTGACCGGTTTTGGGAGTTTAACCATCACGCTCCAATCAAACGATTGACCGGACAAGCTCCCCTCTGAAAACTTTTTCCGGCCGGAATTAATCGCGTAGACGTCCACGCTGCGAGTTTTAGACAGCTGCAATGCTAGCGCGCTGATTAGTGCGCCACGCTTGGCAAGCTGTTCTGCACTGAACGTGCAGCTTGACGCCATACCAACGAAAATTCGGATAGGCCTAGTGTCGCTGACTTGGTTAACCAAGCGACGCATGCTCATCGGGTCACCCGCAACGAATGCTGGCACGTCTGGGAACGCACCAGCAACGTCAGCTTGCCACGAAGGGAAGCAGACTTGGACGTCAAGCTTTTCCGCGCGTGCACGCTCTGCTTTAATCAGCTCAACATTATCCATTAGGCCTGCCGTGGCGCAGGCGATTGCCTTTTCCGGTGAAAACTCGCCATCGATCCATCCGCGTGAATTTGGCTTGACATAAGCTTCTAACCATTCGCGAAGAATAGGCTCGTCCTTAAAGTGCTGCGCAATCTGGGAGGTTGAAAGATACTTGAGGCGAATAATTCGCTTTTCCAGATCAATTTCGCGTTCGGGCTGTGCTGGTGAATCCTTGGCTTTCACCTTGCGCGATTTGACTTTGCCGATAGGAGATTTCTCGCTCATACTAATTGGCTCCCCCGCTGATTTTCGCCCAATCGGCTTCGTTGAGACCTTTACGGACGCAAATATCGACTACGCGTTCCCAAGGCCTGCCAACTGCGAGCAGAGCGTCGCCGTTAAACGTCGCGCGCGGGCTGACAAGATGTTCAACGCCGTTCGCGTTCGCCTTAGCGCGCACACTCTGGACGTACGCGCACCAATCTTGATTGGAGCAGAGTGCACGCTCGAGCAGCTCGTCCGTATCCCAAGGAACGCGCAGGAAACGATCCATGAACGCAGCATCCTGGCGGAAACGACCAACATAACCGCCGTCTGGTCCTCCCCAAGTATTGGATGCTGCGAGCACAAAGCAATTTGGATGACGCGCAATCGGCTCATCTACCCCTGGAAAATCATATTTCCCGTTTGCCAGCGCCGCGTTGAACGCTAGACACGCGCTAGGGAGGGAAGAATCTACTTCATCAAAAAGATACACTCCCCCCTTCTCATAAGCTCTGCGAAAGGGCGTGTTGATAATGCGTCCGTTCGCATCGATAAAGCCGCGAAGCTTGTACTCAGAATCAATCGCTCCATTGAAATAGAAGGGTAAGCCAAGAGATTCGGCTGCCTTTTCGGCTGCCGTCGTTTTGCCAGTACCAGCGGGACCAACTAGCCAGAAGTTTGCCCGGTGAGTCTGTTTAGTTGCTTCGAACGCCAAGATGTCTGCTAGCAAGTCATCGAACGCCTTGTGGCGTAGTCCGCTCACCTCGATTGGAGCGCGCTCACTTACTTCAAAGCGCACAGTCTTGGATGAGCCTTTTAGTTCCTCTGCAAGATCATTGCAGCGTTCGTTGAATGCTACAAGCGCTTCCCCTATCTCGCGATTGTAACGCTCTTTAGCTTCCGCGTTCACGCGGTCAACATAGGCAACCATTTCCTCGCGATACTGCTCGCAAGTTTCGCCCACAATCCCTTGCACTTCGCTCTTGTTTACGGTCCCATTCGGCAAATAACCCTTAAGCGCTTCCGCTAAGGTTGCCGCTAGGCTGTCAGCTTGAGGCGAACGTGGTTGTTCTGGCGCAATGGGAGCAGAAAAGCCAAACTCCGTTCGCTCTCCCATGATAAACGCCACCAGATCGCTGGCCTTGGCTGCGCTCCCAAGCCAAGTTAGAGACACGCTAGATGCGCGTTCCTTATGCGCTGTTCGCGCTATGATGCGCAAGGGGTCACGTCCCATTGCTTCAAGTTCGGTCCGGGAATAGGTCAAGTTCCCGATCGTTACTGTTTCGTTGGTCATTTTGTGTTGGTTAGGTTTGTTCGTTTTTTACAGGCTGAATTCTTCCTCTTGCGCAATCGCCAAAAAACTCTTGGCGTCTGTTTGGGAGATCGGAAATTCGAGGTTTAAACTCTCTTCATCGTTCCCGATGCCGATCCGGAGGCGAAACCCTTCCGAAGTGCTGATTAGATCAATGTCAGTGTTGAGACCCGCTAGATATTTGCTTTTCATAATTCAGGATAAATTTAACTTTTACTTCGCTTCGCTGCGCTTTACTAACGCTGCGAGAAGTCAGTTTTAAGCTATCGGCTAATCTTTGTCAAGCTTTAATAAGATTTATTAAGCTTTACTCAACGCTAAAGCAGACCAAAGAAGCTTGCTAGCACGCCAGCAAGTGAGCTAACCTTGGCAACCATGAACGAACTTATCACCAGATCGATCAAACGGAGAAACGCCCCAACCAGCGACGTCAACCTCGATAATCCCTTCCCTTCCATTCAAAAACGTAAACTCACCAAGGAGCAGATAGCAGACGCTAGCGATACGGTCCGCGCTAACCTGGTCAACGTCTTGCTGAGAATTTCAAACAAGCTCGCAGAACTCCCAAACGATTTGATCGGTCCGCAAAACCTCGCTCAAGTCGCTAAACTCACCGATACAGCTGCAAAACTCTTTGGGTGGCCATCAACTAAACCCATCGATCTAAGCTCACTCCCTAATCAACTCCCCTCCCCTGCCATCAATCTCGCGTTGATCCATACAACTCCAGAACAACTACGCGAAGCAGCACGAAGCAAGTTAAACGATAGCAAACTTGCACAAAGCTAAATTCGCTAGCAAAAAAACTTCCAACCACATGAACGGATAAGCTTGACTTTTCGCCAAGCTCACTTGTTAAAATCTGCGAAGCGAAGCGAAGCAGTCTCGGGAGGCGAACTAAGCCAAAACTCGCCAGTCAAACTTTCGTGACAAGCGCAGCGGTCAAGCTTACTCAAAGCGAGTGAGCACTCACGCGGACTGCGGCAGCCATATCACGTGACAGGCTTTTGCAATGCATTGTCAATACGAACCTGATTTGATGTCTGGTGCGTTTTGCGTCTGATTTCCCTCGTAAACCAGGTACTACCTTTTTGTGTCTCGCCACTTTTTCGCCACCTTTGCCTAAGCGCTAGCAAAGCCGATCGGTCTCTTGCGATGCTTCTCTTGGCACTCGTCGCTAGCAAGAGGCGAAAGGAAATCATCTTGGATCGATTAACCGTCCCACCCCTTGACGGCGCCCGGAATCCGCGGGGGGGGTGTCCGCCCGCTACACCGTGTGCGAAGTAGGTCTAGATTCAGCTCTTATTTGCTCCAGCCGGCATTTTTGTTTGCGAAATAGTTTGGTCCCTTACTTTTAAATTTTTTTGAAAAATAAGGTTTGCTTCATTGGAGTCTAGGTTGATAAGCAATACTCAGTAAAGCTTAATAAGACTTATGATGGATAAGGAAAAAGGACGAACTGGAGGGTTTAACGGGGATCCATTTATAGGAGCTGAGGTGAGGCGGCTGGTGGAGGAGCATGGGGTTCGGACGATCGTGGAGACCGGGACCTACTTGGGGGAGACGACGGAGGCCTTAGCTGTGATGGTGGCCTGGGTGGTGACGATCGAGATACATACTGATTGGGTGGTTCGAGAGCCACGGCTGTATAGGTTGAGCTTGGCTGGCAATGTGCGGCAAATTATTGGAGACAGTGCGGTTGAATTGCCTGGGCTGATCAGGGAACTTGAGGGGGAACTTGAGGGGGAACTTGAGGGGCCTGTACTTTTTTATCTGGACGCGCACTGGGGTGAGCATTCGCCGCTTCTTGAGGAGTTGGGAGCGATCGCTACTAGCGGGATCAAGCCGGTGATCGTGATTCATGATTTTTACAATCCGCTTCACCCTGAGTACGGTTTTGATGAGTGGGACATTGGGGAGTACAAGCTTGGGTTGATTGAGCCCTTGCTGGTAAAGATCTATGGGAAGAGCGGCTGGAGGCACTGGTTTAATGAGGAGGCGAGTGGGGAGAAGAGGGGAGTGATCTACATTGAGCCGGTGAAGGAGGAGGAGTGAAGCTCTACCTGGTGTGTGCTTTTTCATGCACGCGGTCGACACGAGCCGATTACACTTTGAACAAATATGACAGAAACTAAATTCGATAAAGAACCAGGGCCGGACCCGCGCATCGATCAACTCAAGGCCCTGGTCAGGCAGCTTTTAATTGAACGTGTCCAGGCGGGTATTGACTGCTTCAAGGAAGGTGACGACCGAGCAAGTAGCTTTTTTCAAGACAGCATCGACGGCTACGAAGCGCTCCGAAAGTTGCTTCAAGCTCTTGGTTATGATGATTGAGGTAGCCCAAGAGGACAAGGAGCTCATTCAAAAGCGAGGAGGTGCAAGGGTGAGCGACATCCAGGATGAGGCCTACAGTGAGGCTTGTGATGAGATTAAGCGGCTCAAAGCGTTACTTACCCGCGCTGCTGATGCGCTGGAACGAGTAGATAAGAACTGGCCGAATGAAGATTACGGGGCTGATGCTCCTTTGATTAAAAAACTGAGAAAGGCGGCGAGCGAATGAGCGAAGAAGTTCCTCTTCGGATTAGGAAACTGCCCGTCGATGTGCGTGGATACCCTGTGCCCTGGTTTGTGCACTGGGATAAGAATGGGCCGGATTTCAGGGTGGTTAATGCCGAGAAAATAATCGAGGCCTTGACCTTCCAGAAATGCTGGGTGTGCGGAGAAAAGCTCGGGCGCTTTAAAACCTTTGTGATTGGGCCGATGTGCGTGGTTAACCGGACGAGCTCTGAGCCGCCCAGCCACCGGGAATGCGCCCGCTTTGCCGCTGTGCGCTGCCCCTTTTTGAGTAGGCCGCGGATGAAGCGCAATGAGCACGACATGCTCAAAGGCATCGAGGAACCCGCGGGAGATCGGGCTCAAGCGCAACCCCGGGGTGGCGGTCCTGTGGATGACGCTGGGCTACAAGGTCTTAACTGTCGAGAACGGCTACCTATTCAAGATTGGTGATCCCCTGGAGCTTGAGTGGTACGCCGAAGGCCGCACAGCTACGCGCGAGGAGATCCTCCACTCGATCGATACCGGGCTGCCCTTGCTCGAAGAGGCAGCGGCCGCGGATGGCCCGGAGGCCTGCGCTCAACTCGGGCGAGCGTACAAGAAAGCTCTCTCCCTGGTGCCCGAATTTTAAAAAATGAGCGATAAAACCGATATTCCCTTCGAGAAAGGCGGCGAGCCGATCCGGGTAAAATTCCTTCGCCAGGTGGTGATGGATTTAAGCGCGGAACTAGCCGAGAGCCACGCCAACACCCTGATATTGATCCTCTCGCTCCAGACAACCGACCTTGACCCCAACCAACAGCTAATCATCGCGCTCGCACGCGAAAAGCTCACCCGCTCCCAGAACGCATTTTTGAAAGCATTCGGGGATTGGGAGGAACCGGGAAAGAACTAGGGCCCGCAAATGAGCAAACAACATCTTGTCGAGTGGCGCGATGCACGCGCTGAGCCGCGGTGCCCGCCAGATCCGCGCTACCCTGCTGGGATCGATCTTGACCTTACGCGCGGCCACAGCCCGAGCTGCAAAGTGGCATTGCCGTACCCGGCCAAGCGCATAGGCGCTTACGTCATCCAATGCGAATTGTGCGGCATCCGGGTCAGTTGCACCACGGCTGGCCGCTGCGATGATCCGCGCTCGATCACAATCCCTTGCAAGCTTTATGGATCCGGAAACAACACTCGATGAACAGCGCATTGAGAATCTAGCCAGGGAGATTCTCCTTCCCATCCGGACTAACTACCTAGCGGGCCCCGAGAGCCGGGATCGGGTATTTGAGGCCCTTAACGCGCTTGCCTTCGCTGCCGCAACCATCCTTGCGGGCGCAGAAGATTCCGAAGCGCAGGAGTTTTTCGCTAAAGCTCTCTCCAAAAATCTGGAATCGATCCTAGAAGATCCATTCCGTGAGCTGCTCAAGGTGCTCTCCGACGAGGACCTGATCCGGTTCCGGAGACGTTTGGAAAATGTCGGCAATAAGCGGCTGGCAGAGATTTTGTCCCACGAAATCAACGATCGAGCCCCCGCATTGTGAGCATCCACAAAACCATCCAGACTGGCGGCGATGAACCGCTCCCGCAGGCCCTCTTAGAGCTCCAGCAACTCGCTCTTGGAATGTTTCTAATCTATGACGTCCTGGGCGAACACTATGAAAACCAGGAGCTCGTCGAAAGGGCGGCCCTCTCGGATTGGGCCGCAAAGCACAAGATTAGACCATTCCGGGACGCCATAAAAGCGCTGGTCAAAGTCAAAAATAGATACATGGAGGAGCCTTGGGCGCACTACATCCACTGCCGGGACTTTAAAGATGAAGGCTGGGCTAATGTGCTCAGCTTCACGCCTCACGGTAACCAGGACGTGCTCGAGCAGATCAACTCGATCTTGAAGGCACGGCCGTTCAAGGATCCGCCCCTATGATGTTTCAGCAGATCGAATCCAACGAGAATTTTGATCTGTGCCGCTTTAGGTCGTTGCCAGAGGGCCGCTGGGAAGCCGGGATTCTCAAGATGGGCTTTGGCAAAGCGCGTGTCCGGATTGCGCTAGCAAAAAGCGGCGGATGGGTCCCGATTGACTATTGGGGAGGCGACCACACGAGCGCCCGCACACTCTTGGGCAACATCATCGGAATCTGCACACCTTTGCCCGAAGCAATCAAGGAAGCTGATCTAGAGTCCATCTTTCCGCACCAGAACGATAAGGAACTCGGGGCCGATTTCCGGAGCCGGCTCTTCAAGGCCGGCGTCCAGGTCCGCGCAATCTACGGAGACTTTCAGCAATGACCGCAACTGAAGTAAAAGAACTGCTCCAAAAGATGGGCAAAATGGCCGAAGAGCTCATCGAACACGGCGATTGCGTTGTGATTCTGTTCACCTTCATGGATGAGGACAAGCGTGGCCGCTATAGCCGGCTTTTATCCACGGGACGCGGCAACCACTACACGCGAGAAGGGATCGCCTTTGATTACGCCTGCCAAATGGCACTGGGCAAGGCCCCAAGTGATGACGAAGAAACCCATAACGACGAAGAGGGCTACGAACCATGAGCGAACCCCTACGATTCTGAAGCTATGAAAATCATAGTGCAAAAACTGAGCAGCGGATACTATCACATTCGAGGCGATGGCCCACTGAACTGGGCTCAGCCTCCGATTTGGCCCTGCGATTACGACAGCCTTCGGGAACATGCTTTTCCCGAGGCGTCTGAGGAATTCTTGAGGGCCGCAATCCGGACTCACGAGGTTCAGAACGTCTCAACCGCGCGGGAGTTGGGATGGGAATAACCAGAGCAGAGCATTTGGAATGGTGCAAAAAGCGAGCGCTCGAGTACGTCGAGGCTGGTGAAATGATCAATGCGCTAGCATCAATGGGTTCAGACCTGAATGCTCACCAGGAAACTAAGGATCACCCGGCCATGAAACTAGGCCTACAGATGATGATGGTTGGCCTCCTAAGCAGGCCGGAGCAAATGCGCAAATTTATCCTGGGATTCCACTAAAAACCCCATGGCAATAGGACCCGGTAAATACGATCACCTTTGCACCTACGTGCGCGAGCAGACGCACGCGGACGGCGTCCTCTTAATCGTTCTGGGCGGAAACTTAGGCCAGGGCTTTTCATGCCAGGCTAACGAGGACCTCTCAAAGGTGCTCCCAGTTTTGTTGCGCCAGATTGCCAATCAGATCGAAGCTGACATTCCAACCGGAAAAAACTAATGAGCGCGCGCCAACTCAAAAAACGGAAGCTTCAACCTTTCCAGGTGGCGCGCATCCGCGCAATGTACAAAGAGGGATTTCGCCTCCGGACGCTCTCAATTCTTTTCGGCGTCAGCTCGGCCGCTATCTTCCAGATCGTGAGGTTCTCAACCTACAAGGACGTCAAATGAGCTGCATCGATAAAACCTGGTTGAAAGCTCATCCGGACGTGCAGGCCGCTGCCTTGCGAGAGCAAGTCCGTCACCCGCTTGACCGGGCTCACCCCTACCCTCCGGGATCCGGACCGCCAGGCCAGACTTGCGGCACCTGCGCGAAACTTTGCGCCAGGCAATATTCGAAGACCTATTTCAAGTGCCACGTCCTAATGAAATTCTGGAGCTGCGGCCCGGCGACCGATATCCGCAAGAAGGATCCGGCCTGCCTGTGCTGGGAACCGCGGATCGATAAAATTGAGCTTGTCAGCACGGCCGGCCGCCACGGCGCGGGCCAGTACCCGCGTCCGCTCATCATGAGTCGGCGCGGAAGAAGGAGGAAGGTTAATGAAACCCAAACAGGAACGCCGGGAGCTTAAGCGGCTCTACTCCCGGATCCCGACCTTCAAATGCGTCCAGGGCTGCAGCGCTTGTTGCGGCCCGGTTCCTGCTAGCAGGGAGGAACGAAAACACGGTCCAGAGCTGATGACGCTCGAGATGACCAACCAAATTGTCGACATTCTGTTGGCCGGCGGCGCGAGCCAGGAGGAACTTGGAGTCGCGCCAAAACTGGAAGTATGGGCTAAGAACTTTGGCGAGTGTATCAGTTGTCCGTATGTCCTCGAGAACGGCGGCGGCTGCGCGATTTATGACAATCGGCCGTTCCTGTGCCGCCTTTTCGGGACCATCCCCTCAATGCCATGCCCGCACGGCGCCGGCCCGGAACAAATGCTTTCGCTCGCCGAAGAGCGCGCGCTCATGCATGATTACCACAAATTGGTTGCCAAAGTGCAGTTATAACGAATAAAGATTAGTATAACCATGTAAAATTATAGAAAGTGCAACTCAAATATGAGCCAGATTACTCCAGGTGAAATCCGTAAAGAAACGGTTTTCAAAATCAAGGTTGAGGATGGCTCTGAACTAATCCTCAAGCTGCCGGAAGAAAGCGCGGACGAGATCATCGAATGGGCCATTGTCGAAGGTATCACTCCCGAGCAACTGCTGTCCCAAATCATCGTCAAAGCAGTGGGCAATCCTCGTAATCCTTACAGCCCGTTGAACCCCTACATCGCAATCCTGGGACATGGGGGGCTGGGCCAGGTTCAAGGCATATTGTTCCCGATCCAAGGTGCAAAGAAAAAACGAAGTCACTAAATGGTCGCGCCAGAGGAGAACGGCACATATCACCTTTCCTTAGAGCAGCAGGCTCAACTGCAACGCCTTGCAGACGACTACGGCCTCACCGTTGAACAAATGTCAAATAAGCTGATCGCCGAAGCGCTTGCGGAGCATAAACGCCGAGAATCAGGGCAAGAAAGTGGCTAAACGCGGCAGTAAAAACTTAAGTACCTTATTATAAGGAACTTAATGATAATCAGCGCCAGACTTAGGATCTAGTCCAGCAATGGGTGCGGGTTCGAATCCCGTCCTCGGCAAACCCCTGAAAACCAGCAATTTACTGGTAAATTTCCGAAGAGTATGATTTGGTAAGCTTTAGTAAAGCATAATAAAATAATGTAAATATAAAGCGTTCCGCCCCGTTGACAGTGGCGGAATTACAAGATATGATATCTGGTGAGGATACCGAAAATCAACCCAAACGGCCACGATCTTCCGCCTGGATTTCGTCGAATCGTTTCCGAGATAACAGGCAAGGTCACTTTCGAAGTTTGCGCCGGCAAGCTTAACGGGATTAAAATCAGGAGGCAATTTGGCGAGGTGGCTTTCGGATCCGAAGCCGTGGCTCTTGCCGCCGCAAGAAACTGGATGCAGGACAAGAAAGCAGAAATCAAAAGCGACCGGTCCGCCGTCCTTGGCATCACCGATCGGGACCGTCTTGTCTACTCCGAAGCGCTCGAGCGGCTTAAACCCTTCGGAAAGACCCTGCTCCAGGCCGTCAACACCGCGATCGCGGTTTATAAGGAAGAGGTCGGCATGAGTCCCATGACGATGCGGGACGCAAGCGCCAGGTTCCTTGAGCACAAGGGCCTGGAAAACTGCCGCCAGAGCTATCTCGATAACGCCAAAACCAGCATGAACGCGATCCTCGAACGGTTTGGAAATAAGCTTGTTTCTCAGGTCACGACCGACGACCTGCAGGCGTGGCTCCTCAAACGCAATATCAGCCCCGTCACCTGGAACAACTGGCGCCGGGATCTGCGGGTTTTCTTCAACTTCTGCATCAACGAACCCAACCGCTGGACCAAGTCCAACCCAGCCGCCGCCATCGCGATTAAAAAGACCGACGATGAGGAAGTCACGGTCCTCACTGTCGATCAGGCCAGGAAAGTTTTGAGGTCCGCGATTCAAAGCTGCGCCCGGCAGATCCCCTGGCTTGCGCTTGGAATGTTCGCCGGGCTGCGGCGCAACGAGGCGGACGCCGCGCAGTGGGAGGACATCGACTGGGACCAGAGCGTCATCAAGGTCCGCTCGACAAAGGTTCGTTCGGCGAGCTCCCGCTATGTGCACCTGGCCGACGCGGCCAAGGAGTTCCTGAGCCTGTTTAAGGGGGAAAGCGGCCCGATCGCGACCGGCCCTTATGCCAGACGCGACGACCTAAAGAAGCTCTCAGAAGCAACCGGGATCGACTGCGTATCGAACATTTACCGGCATAGCTTCGGATCCTACTACCTGGCGATGCACCAGGATCAGGCGGCCACGATGTTCCAGATGGGACACCAGAACGCCAAGACGTTCATGGACTGGTACCGCAAGCCGGTTCCTGGTATCGTGGCGCACGCATATTGGGCCATCCGGTCCGAATCTCTTCGCTAGCGCTTGTGTTTGCCCTTTTCGGCGGCCGGCTTCGGCGTCCTGGGCATGTCGAAGGGAGCGTCTTCGCCCTTGTCGAGTTCCCACAAGACCATGAACTTCAAGTAATCGGTCCGGGATATCCGAAGGCGCTCGCACCGGCGATCCATTTCATCCTTGACGGATTTAGGAAGCGAGAACGATACGGAAACGTGTGCATCAGATTGGTCGGTTTTTTGCATTGGTCAGCCTGGTTACGGCCAGCACAGTGTATATATTAGTAAAGCATAGTAAAGATTAATTTGACTCAATCATGAGTCCCATCCTAATGGGCTGCTTTTATTAGGATTTCTGAAGTTTTACGCAGTTTTGTTCTTGATCCGGGCGCGTGATGGCGGGAAGATCCAAGGCTTATGGAAATGGATACCGATCTCATTACCATGCAGGAAGCGGCCGATATCTGCCGGCTAAAGGGCGTCTTTGCGATTCGAAAGGCAATACGGCGCCGAGAGCTCCCGGCATTCCGGATCAGCCACAGACACATTCTCATCCCGCGGGTTGCGTTCTATAAATGGATGGAATCCAGGAGGTTCCGCATTCTAGGTAAGAATAATCAGGCCGCCGAATGAGCACAGGAGAAATCGTGATCCAGATCGCAGCCGGCATTCTTGCCGCTGCAGCCGGATGGGTAGCGAGGGGAATCTGTGAAACGATCAAAGAGCGCTGTCGCGATCGCGCCTGGCGCCGGACGCGTCGTTTTTTGCCGTCTCGCACTAGTAAATTCTAATAAATCTTAACAATCCTTATGACCGAACAAGCCATCGACAGCGTGGACGGAGAAGTCACCGCTGAAGTAACCAGTGAAATTCTCGCTCCGAGCGCTCTGGAGGCAATCCAGAGGGCCGAAGTCGATATCGCGATAACGACCGCCAAGCGATACCCGCGCGATATCGCCAGGAGTGTCAAAATGTGTCGGGAACTCGCCCTGCGTAACCCGCAGATCGCCGAGCGCTGCAACTACGCCGTGCCCCGAGCCGGCAAGAAGATTATCGGCCCGAGTGTCCACTTTGCGCGCATCGTCGCCTATTCCTGGGGTAACGCCTCCGCGCTCTCGCGCGTCGTGGGCTGCGACCACGAGAACGCCCATATCCAGGGGGTCTTTCACGATCTGCAGACAAACCTCCGCATTGGGATAGAAATGGACTGGCCGGTCCAGGCGCCGAAGGAGCCGAGCCCGGAGCGTTGGAAAGACCAGATGACACTCGCCAAGCGGGCCGGCGCCGCGGTGGGCCTGCGAGTGGCGATCTTTAATGTCATCCCGATGGTGCTTTTTACCGGCATCGCCGAAGAGGCCAAGGTTGTCGCCGCCGGCAACGAGAAGACTTTCGAGGACCGGCGCAACGCGGCGATCGCCGAATGCAAAAAGCTGGGTGTGACTCAAGGGATGATCTACCGGACGCTCGAGCGCAACGGCCTGGAGGCAATTACCACCGACGACCTGATCTATCTCCACGGGCTGCTCACCTCGATCTCGGACGGGACATTGACCGTCTTTGATGCGTTCGGGCCACCGGAAAAAGCGGCCGTGAAAGCCGAGGTCCCCAAGCCCAAAAGCACCAGGACTGTCGACGTGAAGGCTGAAAAGCAACCGCCGGCACCCGAGACGAAAACGCCCAACGGCGAGACGGAAGCGCCAAAACCTGAGACGAAACCCGAACCTCCCAGCGAAGTGCCGGCTGCTAGCGAAACGACAACACCACCCGAGCCAAAGCAGGAACCGCCTCCGCCTCCGGCCAAGATTCAAAAGCCCAAGCCGCCGCCGCCGGCGCCAAAACCCGAACCGCAGAACCCGGTCACGGCGATCCGCGCCAACCTTGCCCAGGCGAACCTCACCGAGGCCCAGCTCATCAGCTGGCTCAACGACATCGGAACCGTTCCGGACGGCACGAGCACCTTGGAAGAGGTCAACGCGAAGTGGCTCAAGATGGTCCTAGAGGACTGGAACGGGATCCTCGCGCAGGTTACTGACTTCCTGAAAAGCGCCGCTGCCTCCTTCCCATGAGCAACCCGGAAAAGCGTTTCCCGCGCGGTTCGTTCTTTTACCCGATGGACAACTGTGAAGCGGCTTATAAGCTCTCGCAGGCTAGCGGCGAGGAGCCTTCGACGCCATACGCCGAGAAGGGAACACGAGTCCACGCCGTGCTAGCGAGAAAGCTTTCCCCGAAGGAGCTCGACGATGCCGAGGCCGACCTGGCGGCTGACTTGGATGCCCAGCGTGTCCGGCTCGTGGACGGCTGGCTCGACGGTAAGCGAATCGAGTTTGAGATGATCGAGGAGCGGCTCTGGATGCGGATGGGTCTCAAGCCCATGTACTCTGGCCAGCCGGATCGGGTCATTCTCTCAGGGCCGCGGCTGCTGATCCCGGACTTTAAGACCGGCTGGCACCCGCTCGATCACATTGTCGCCACCAACGCCCAGTTGCGGTCCTACGTGCCGCTAGCGGTGGATGAAATCCAAGCACGCGGCGGGGATCTTTGCGAAATCGAGCAAGTGACCGTCGCGATCCTTAAACCCGGCAAAAAGAGTCCGCCGGCCGTCTTCGATCATGAGGCGATTGGGGACGCGCGCGCCTGGGCGCTGGACGTCGTGGACCGCGCGACCGCTAAAGGCCCAAAGAAGCCCAACCGCGGCCCCTGGTGCACGTATTGCAGTGGGAAGGTCCTTTGTCCTTTGTGGCGGGATGAAATCATGATTGCGGCCGCCCAGGTGGATGTCGCTGTGCGCGACATCCCGGACCTGGTCTTACGCGAGCTCGCGCCCAAACTCGAGATTGCGGCGACGGTGATTGAGAAGTTGCAGACCCGGCTCTATTCGCGGGTCAAGGAAGCGCCTCAGAACTTTCCTGATTGGCGTTTTGAACCGGGCACAAAGAAACGTTCAATCGATAATGTACCAAAGGCCGCAAAGGCTTTGATCGACGCAAACTACCTTAGCGGCGAAGAGTTCCTCGAGTCTTGCAGCGTAGGAATTACAAAGTTAGAAGCCAGCATCAGGAAAGTTAATGATTACACGGTCGCGCAGACCGAGGAGGTGCTTAATAAGACAATCGGGCATTTAATTACCAAAAAACCTGACAAGGACAAGTTAGTCTACGATCCACGCCCAAAGGAACTAGCAAATGCGAACGATGAACCTGCGCCAGCAGGGCAAAAAAACTAACTACGGAACGCGGCCGCTCTCTGAGAATATTCTCAAGTGCATGGATCCGGAGACGCGCAAGAAAGTCGGGCAACTAACCTCGCGCGAGGCGCAAGAAAAGTGGGCGCGGGAGACCGAGCGCCAGATGCACGTTGACGTCCGGCGGGAGTGTCTGCGCCAGCGCATCTACGTGCTCGAGGCGCCGATGCATAAAAAGTCGATGCTCCCCAAAGGTCATCCGGATCTAACGCTCTTGAAAAACGGTTACTCAATGCTCATCGAGCTTAAAACCGAGTACGGCCGGCTTTCAACCGATCAGATTGATCGGATCGCAGAGCTCGAGCAGTGCGGGAACCAGACGACGGTCGCCAACTCAACCAGGGAAGCGATCGAGGCGATTCACGCCTGGCTGGACCGGATCGGATCGCGACACAAAAACTAACGATTTTTCAAGGCAGCGATGGGCACCGCCAGGCTTCGCGCGGCAAGGCAAGACAAAACAAGGACAAGGAAGAAACAGATGAAAATAGCAGTTATAACTATCAAAGGAATCAGCCCCTACAGTCAGAGTAAGCATCATGAAACACCGATGCATGATAAGGAGGGGCCGGAAGACTACGACAGACGCACTTGGCGCGAGAAACTCCACTACAACAAGGAAGGCGAGGTTTTCATTCCGCCGATGGCGTTTAAAAATTGTCTTAGCGAAATTGCATCATTCTTAGGCATGAAGATTATCGGGAAGGGGAACGCAACTTACACCAAACATTTTGAGTCAGGTATTCTGATCACCGATCCTGTGATGCTAGGCATCAATATGAAGGAGGTCGAAAGTGAAACTCTCTTCGTACCCTCAGATGGTAAACGAGGCGGCGGCAAGCGAGTATATAGGACGTTTCCAGTAATCCGCGAAGGTTGGACGGGAAAGTTGACCGTCTACATCCTGGATGACACGATTACTAAAAAGGTTTTTGAGATCCACATAAAGGAAGCCGGCAAATTTAAAGGCGTCGGCCGATTCAGGCCGTCTAACAACGGGTTTTACGGGCGTTTTGAGGTCATTAAAATAGAATGGAAAGAGGCGAGATGAAAAAACAAATCGAGGCGGAGTTTGTTCCAGTTCGACCGCCGTTTAAAGCGAGCGTAGAGCGAGAGAGGCTAGTGGAACGGATGCTCACGGTCGAAATTGAGCAGATCCTGGACTATGGCGAGATCACTAAAATCATCGGCGAAAAGGCTCAGGGTCCACGCGGCTTAGGGATTATACGAAGGGCCAAAAGGGCGGTCCGGAATGCGCATCACCGGGTTTTTGTCAATATCCCCAATGAAGGCCTAAAGCGCCTTAACGACGATGAGATCATTGATCATGTCAGTTCAACAGTGATTATCGCGGTCCGACGCAAGGTCCGAGTCGGCGCGAAGGAGCTGGAATGTGTCTCCTACGCAGAACTGCCACTTGAGAAACGCGCTGGTTACCACCTGAACCGAACCCTCGTTCATTACATCGGAACAATGGTGAACAATGAGTCACTCAAGAGCTCGAGGGCCTTGATTGCTTCTCAATCGGATGTTGTGGAAGCCGGCAACGTGCTGAGCCTTTTTCAGCTTGTTCCTCAACCGGAAACCAAAGCAGGCTGATTTCGCGCGGCGGGACCACGCCTGGTGAGGCGAGGCTCGGCAGCGCGCGGCATGACAAGGCAAGGTTTTAAAATTTTTCGCGGCTCGGCCGGACCCGGCCAGGTGAGGCGCGGCAACGCTTGGCAAGACAAGGCGACTTTTTTTTGCTAGCACGTTGACAAAGTTTAATAAAGCTTGGTAACTCTTGTTCAAATAGCAGGGTGGACAAGAGGACTAAGTCGCCTGGCTCATAACCAGGCCATCGCGGGTTCGAATCCCGCCCCTGCAACCCAAAAATTTTAGGCGTTGGCACCGCCGGAGAAACGTTAAGACAAACACGCCTTCGGGTGTGCAGTCGGGGGTTCTTTTTGTCTTCCCCCGTGCCAGACTGCACAACCCGAGGGCGTATTTTTTTGGGAGGTGACAAATGACTGAGAAGCGCGGATTCCAAGGAGTCTGGATCCCGGCGGTCCTATGGAATGCCGAAGGTCTTTCCTGGACGGAAAAATGCCTGATCGCAGAGATCGACTCTCTCTCCTCTGACGAAGAACCCTGTCACGCGAGCGCCGAGTTTCTGGCCGGCCGGATGCTGACGACAGCCCAAACCGTTCGAAATTCTCTATCCGAGCTGACTCAACGTGGATTTCTGATCCAACTGGGGTTTGATGGGAAAACGGCCTGGAGATGCGTCGATCCGAGGTTCACTTCAAACTTCGGAAAGTATAATAAATGGGCAGACCCATCACCTACAGGTGATGGCTGGCATAACCCAGAGGTGATGAGGGTCATAACCCACAGGTTACAACCCCCATCACCTACAGGTGACAGAGAGATACCAGAGGAGATACCAGTAGAGAAATCTCTTCGTTCTTATGTCTGTGCTACGCACATCCATAATCACTCCGAGAGTGGTAGCGGCGCTAGCGCGGATTTGTTCGGACAGAGCAAAGCCAGACCCGCCGATTTTGAAACTCTTCAGCGCTTCTGCACCCAAATAGGCCTCACATGGGACGACGCGACTTTCTTGTGGGGTACATGGCAAGAAAATGGGTTTAAGCGTGGTAAAGCTAAAATAAAGGATTGGAAGCGTTGCGTTCGCGTTTATGCGACCGGGACCTGGCTTCCGTCCCGACGGCCGGGCTATAAACCCAGCCCTATGCAGGTTTCCCACTACCAGAGACTTCAGCAGGCCCAACTGGAGGCAGAACAGGAAAAGTGGCGAAAAGAGGCCGAGCAATGGGAAGCTAACGCGACGCCGGCCGATCGCGAAGCCCGAGCAAACTTCCTGCGCATGAAGAACGGAGACGGGCAATGAATCATTCCGACGACAATGAGAGAGTCCTCGTCGGGCTCATGATCAACCACCCCAATGTAGCGTGCGAAGCCGGACACAGAATTTCATCCCTCCAGTTTAATCACGATTTTTACCGCCGGGTTTTCGTCGCGGCTCGCGATGCTGCTAAGGATCAGCTGCTCAGTTTCGAGGAGGTCAAGCGCCGCATGAACCTGCTCGATCAAGAAGAGCTGGGCCTGCTTGTGGAAGTTGCCGATGTCCGCTGCATCGAGGCTAGCGGCCGCCACTACATCGAGCGAGTTGTCGAGGCCAGCGCTCTTCGCAAATTCCGGTCCTCCTACCACGGCCTGGCAGACTCTATTGCGTCGCTCACGGTCGATGACGCGCTCGTCGCTAGCGAAGAAATGCGCAACTCGGTCCGCATTCCGAGCTTGTGGCACGGATGGCGCCAGTACGGCGACGAGTACGAGGCCGACATCCAGGATCGGGTCGACAACGCCGGGAAAATCAGGCTCGTCCAACTCGGGATCGCCCCAATCGACGACTGGATTTGCGGTTTTCAGGCCGGCCATCTGACTGTTATTTGCGCGAGACCCAAAACAGGAAAAAGCTTCCTGGCAGCCAAGTTGATCGACGAATCGACGGTTAAGCATGACATCCCAGGGTTGTACTGCTCGATTGAGATGAGCGCGGCCGAGACATACGATCGGCTCCTGGCCATGAGAAGCCATGTTTCGACCAAGCGGATACAAACCGGAAACGTGGCTCCAGAGGACTTGACGCGCCTGGGCGCCCTGCTTTACACCCTCAAGCAGAAGCCCCTCTCCTTCAGCCGGGAAGAGCGCGAGCCGCGCATCCTATCAGCGATCTCCGAAGCGATCCAGAAACACAAAATTCGTTACGTGGTCATCGATTACTTGCAGCGGATTAAGTCCGAAAGCATTTATCGCAAAAAGTTCGAGGAGGTCGATCAGGTAACCGAAAACCTCAAGGCGTTCGCTAGCAAGAATAACATCGCGATCGTGCTCTTATCGCAGGTCAATTTCCAGGGTTCAATGGCATTTTCGGCCTCATCAGAGGCGCACGCGGATGAAAAAATCATTCTTACGAGCATCAACGATTGCATACCGCGCCGGGTCAAAATAACGGTCGAATTCCAACGTCACGGACCGAGCGGAATGAGCTGTGAAACTGAATTTGATGGGGACACCCGCTTTTTTGTTCCGGTCGAGCCGCTTGCGCCGAAGAGCAAAAAAGCGAGGAAACCTTACGCCGAGAGTGATGATGGGATTGACAAACTTTGTTAAACCGTAATAAATCCTAACTCGGATCGCGGGGCGGGGATTGGCGCGCGAGTCTCGCCTGGCAACGCTCCTTTCCTTGTCCCCCGCGGCCGCCTGCCCAACATGAAAGCAAAATCGAGCCGCGGTGGAGGCCAAAGTCCGCCTTTGAGCCACACCGTAACCCCGACGCCGCACAAGCCGGTGGTCGGCAAAAAAACTAAGACTGACCGTGAGCCGATGAGTACCAGCGAATACGGCGGTCACATGCGGAGGATCCGATGAACCTCGAACCACGAGCGCCCCAAGGACCCTCCGATGAGGAACTAAACCGCATCCCGCCCGATCCGGTCCTGCCTCGATTCGGGGGCAATGACCTAGCCGCGAACATCATGAATCTCGGGATGTGCCCGATTGCCATGGGCGGCTATGTTCCGGACCACTCAAGGGTCGTGGTCTCAACCCTGGAAAGCTACTGATGGCCGCCAAGAAAACTCAGAGGGTCAACTTAGGTGAAAAGGGATCCTTCACCGTTAAAAAAGGCGCTTATCATCGCGCCACCGGCATTCCGGAGGGAGAGAAAATCCCGATGAGCCGGATTAACGCCGACATCAAAAAAGGCGGCAGGATCGGCAGGATGGCCAAGTCCGCCAAGGGTTTCAAGGCCATGAAAGGTTAGAAGTCCATGAGCATCAATGACGCCAACAAACTGACGACCGGCTCCAAGATTTTCTACAGGAATCTCACGAACCTGAAGAACTTCGCGGCAACGGTGACGAGCATTACGCCCGGCCAGACGCTGAGTGTCTCGGTGACAACGCCGGCGACCACCCAGACCTACCCCTTGGGCGGGGACGGAACGTGCGAGATCCCGATCTCAGCGCTCAATTAGGAGATGCCGAATAAACCATTACGCCGGAGCACCTCAAAGCCTCAGCAACACCTGATGGGCGCGGCTCTGGCGGTCAAGCGCGGGGAATCAAAGGGTTTCCCCGAGGCCCGTAAGGTTGCTAGCGGAATGACTGAAAAGCAGCTTCGGGAATTTGCCCGCAAGCCCAAGAAACGGAAATGATCTGATGGGTCTTCCCGTATCCAATCAACCTAGTTGGGGCGACTCGACCGCGATTTCAGCAGTGAAAATAAACGGCGTTTTGTCTGCTCAGGCTGGAGACATTTCGCCGCCGGCAGGCAGCGGTTTACTGACACTCAAGCCGTCCAGCGGCGATTCGCTTGAAATGTCACTTCGCAAGATCAACGGGCTGCTCGCCAACGGCTACGTGCCGCTCAACGGAACTGCGCAGCTCGGTCAGGTGGCACTTGCAGCTAAGCTTGATGATCCATCTGTGCCTGGTCCGCAAGGCAGTTTCATCATTCTTGCCGACCCCGCCGGAAGCAAAGCAAGTCTCGCGATGGGCGATTTATACATAATCTGGACAAATAAAGGTGATACGGCTCGAACTGGTATTTACGTAGACGCGAGTGGCGACCTTTACGCCTACCAAATCAACGGTCCGAACGCGGGAAAGAGAGTCGATTTTTGCAAAGGCGCTTGGAGATGACTGATCCGCATGAACCCTGACCCGCAATGGCGAATAATTCTCTACTGGGGAACGGTGATCTCGTTCTTCACGTTGCCCTTGGTTGTGTTCGTCATTCATTTGAGTGCGATCATTTGGCCGGAAAAATTTATGGGGAATGCCCAAGGACATGGTGCTGAGTTTAAATACGTCTTCGAGTTTCACCGTACGTTAGCAGCCCTCGTCTTTGGGCTGGCCGGCCTGCACACCGGTCAGGTGGTAGCGGCTTCTAAGCGCAGCGACTGAAAAGCATAATAATGAGCTATCCCGTTAACTTCATGGTGGTTGATCTCTCGCACTACGACCCGGCGAGCGACTACAATAAGGTGAAGGCCGCCGGCATCGTGGGCGTGATTTACAAAGCGACGCAAGGCGCCGGCTACCAGGACCCGACCTATAACGCGCAACGCACGGCCGCGCTCAAAGCCGGCTTAAAATGGGGCGCGTACCATTTCGGCGATGGGAGCGACGTAAAAAAACAAATCGCCAATTTTCTCGGGTTTGCGCAGATCGATCCCGAAACAATGTTTTGTCTGGACTATGAGCCTAACAACTCGAGTCAAATGTCCTTGGCCCAAGCCAAGGATTTCATCAAAGAAGCCGAGGACGGCCTGGGACGTCCTTGTGAGTGTGTGCTCTACAGTGGAAGCCAGATCAAGGAGCAGTTAGGAAACAAGAAGGATGAGTTTTTCGGGGCGCGCCGACTCTGGCTGGCGCAATATGGCCCGACTCCGAGCTGGCCGCCGGCCTGGGATAAGTTCTGGCTCTGGCAATATTCGGGTGACGGACAAGGACCCCAACCTCACACTGTCTCTGGCTGCAGTCCGAACATTGATTGCAACAGCTACGACGGAAGCCCAGAGCAGCTAGCGGCCGAATGGGCAAGCGGGCAGCCTCAACCCGCACCGCCGCCACCGAGCGATCTTATCGTGACGATCTCTATCAACGCGCCGCCAGGCGTGACGGTCAATGTAGTGCAAAGCGCAGCACAACAACCATGAGCAATGAACTCAAGCAGGTCGTGCTAGCATTTTCGGTAACGCCCTGTTTCATCGCCCAGGACACGCCCGGGCCCTACAATCAGGAGGAGTTGGGGATCATGTGGCTAAAGTGGGCGGCCGAACTTTCCGCTGAATCGATCCGCAAGTACGAGCTCGTCTTGCTAGCGCCGGCGAAGACCGAATTACCCCAAGACGCACTCAATGCCTGGGGGAAAGTCACCAAGTTCGTCGAAAATCACGGCGTCGCGTCCTGGCCGCTTGGGCCAAACCGGGTCTTCCAACAGGTCCAGTGGTTTTACATCCACAAGAAGCTCAAAGGCGCTTTTTTTTGGGTTGAACCCGATTGCGTGCCCCTTACTCCCGACTGGCTTGACCTGGTCGCCGACCAATACCGTCTTTGCGATAAGCCCTTTATGGGCGCCATAGTCGAGCCGGATCCGCCCAAGAACAGGGCGCCCAGGCACATGACCGGCAACGCGGTCTACCCGGAGAACGCCTATCTGCTAGCGCCCAAAATCATGGAGGCCTACCACACGGCCTGGGACGTCCAGGCCGCGCCTCAGATCCTGCGCCAGGTGCACCCGACCAAGCTGATCCAACACGATTGGCGCAGCCCCGAAATTACGGATGCGGCGGATCTGCGCCGGCGTCTCTTGCCTGACACGGTGCTTTTTCACTCCGACAAGTACGGCGCGATCTCGAGGATCCTGGGCAAGACCAGGCGCGAGGAATCCCCACCGCCGGCCAAGCCTCCGGATATTCCGATCCTCGAGTACGCCGCTAGCAAAGGAGTTTCAGTAGCTTCCTATGATGATACAGTCGCCCCGTCCCCATCCCTTGATGACGCGCTTCGGATCGTCAAGGAAGCCAGCGCCACCGATCCGCTCATCCGTAAGCGGGTCGCAAAATTCATGGTCCTTAACAACATCGTCAACCACGGCCATTGCACCCAGTACGGCAAAGCTTTTGGCGGCAAAAAAGGGGCGAAATATAAGACGCCGGCGGCACGCGGAGAGTCATCGCTCACTGACGAGGAGTTTAAGCAACGGATAGCGTCCAAGAATGCTCCAGCCGCACTCACAAACTGATGAGATTTGGCCCTTCTACTTCGAGGCATTTGGCGAGCTGCCCACGATCCAGAAGCTGCTCTACTGCGCCAGGCATGAACCGGATCCCGAGCTAGCGGAGTTCTACCTCGGCCGCTACGAGTACCGCAAACGGGCGATTCAGACGATATGGAAAGGGGAAGACGTCCTCTGGCACGGCTGGATTGACCGGGCGCTGCGAAGCTTCTGCGATTACAACTGGATTACCTGGACCGGGCCGGCCGGCAGCGGGAAGTCATTTGAGGCCTCCTTATTCGCGCTCGAATACTGGATGGAGGAGCCGGATCGCACGAGCGTCATCATGGCTAGCACGACCAAGAGCGCGCTAGCACGCCGGCTCTGGTATTATGTCCAAGATCTGCACGCTAAAATCCATCCGGAGGCCGGCCCAAAGGGTGACGCGGTTTATTCCGAATACCTCATCCGCTGGAAGATGGGTGATAAGAAGAATGGGATCTTCGGTTTGGCGGTCGAGGATGGTCCGATCGAAGAAGCTCTACACAACCTTATCGGGTTTCATAACAATAGAGTTCTTCTCATCGTGGATGAAGCGCCAGGGGTACGCGAGGCGCTCTTCCAGGCGTGCGATAACCTGAGCAAGAATCCGGAATTTAAATGTCTGATGATGGGCAATGCCGAGTCGCGCGAGGATCCGCACGGGCGATTTAGCGAGCCGCTCTACGGCTGGATTTCGGTTGACCCGGAGAAAGATGAGCAATGGGAAACCCAAGGCGGCATGGCCCAGGGGAACGGCGTTTGCGTTTTCTTTGACGGCCGCAAGAGCCCGGCAATCGTCGAAGAGGAGGGTAAAAAGCGTTACCCCTTTTTGATCAATCAGGCTCAGATCGACGCGGCGCTTGATTTCTACAAGACGCCCGATGACCCCCGCTTCTGGAGTCAATCAATCGGATTCTGGCCGCCGATCACCCTGCGACGCACCGTGCTAGACGAGCGGATCGTCAACAATACTCACGCTAAAGAGCCGGCCAGTTGGTACACGAGCTTTCAATGGTGCGCTACACTTGACCCCAGTTACGAAGGCGGGGACCGCAAGGTGTTTCAACCTTTCAAAATGGGCCGGCTCGGTCCGGATGAGTCCTACCGCTGGCAGATCGAATTCGCTAAGCCTGTGGAGCTCAAGATCTCGATTAAGGAGGAAGCCGAAGTCCACTACCAGATCGTCAACCAGTGCGTTGACCTGTGCGAGATGCTGAAAATTCCGCCTCACAGGTTCGCCATTGGCTCGAGCGGTGAAGGCGGAGGCCTGCTCTCAATCTTTCGCCGTGAATGGGGGGCAGTCGTCGGGATCGAAGAAGCCGGCGAAGTTTCCGCGCGGCCAATCTCAAACTCTAACCCTAAACCCTGCAATGAAGAGTACGACCGTGTTGTTACTGAGCTTTGGTTTGCTGTGCGTGAATTTGCTCTGCACAGCTGCCTGCGCGGGATGCCTGACGAAGCGCTGCGCGAGTTCTACGCGCGGCGTTGGGATATCCAGAATCATAAGGTCCGGCTCGAGACCAAAAAAGAGCTTAAAATGCATTTCAGGCGCTCCCCGGACTACGCCGATGCGTGTGCCTTTTGTGTTGAGTTAGCGCGCCGGCTAGGCGCGATCGCCGGCAACCAGCGACTGGAAAAGGTTAACCCCTGGGGGAAAAAGGACCAGGAACAGTACGACGAAATGATCCAGGACGAACGAAGCTTTTGCTATAGCGGTGCGGAGTGAAAATGCAGCGACTGATTGAAAAATCCACGGTCCCCCCAGATGGCTTTCGCTACTTCCAGCCTGAGACCAGAACGACCGTTCGCGCGCCCGATTACGATAACCTCTTTGTCGAGGTAGCTAAACATCGCAAAGTTAACAACATTCCGCTGGGCGCCCTATGGCAAGGCGAAGTGGAAAATCAACTCTGCGAGCAACTCCCTCCAGGCTTCTGCAAGCAAGAGGATCCGTTTAAAGACCGGCGCAACGTCTTTACCCGGGTCGGCTGGGACGATGTTCTACATGGAACACAATCGGTTGTTAGCTGGGCGGTCCATGGGGGCCAGTACGTTGACCAAGTGCTAGCGGATTCGCGCGCAGCGATCTGCGCTGGCTGTTACTACAACGTGCAGATCGGAGGCCTGTGTGGCGCCTGCACCGCGCTCCAGAACCTGGTGGCCAAAACAACCAGCGGCAGGCACACCAGCTCGGACGCGTTCCTCAAGGCCTGCGCTGTGTGCAAGTGCGCAAACGCCGTCCAGGTGCACATGCGAACCGAGGACCTCGCAAAAGGGGTTCCGGAGGCGATGCTGAGTCAGTTCCCTGGGTTCTGCTGGAAGCGAGCCGAAATAGAAATGATCCGCGGGATCCCGTAAACGATTAATAGAAATTATAATCATGAGTTGGGAATCGATTTTATTAGAAACGATTGAGGTTGAAGAGGACGGTGGCGTCGAGATTCCTGAGACCCGGGTCCGGGACTGTTTCAGCGCCCGGCAGATCTGTCTCAAGATGCTGGATAACGACCGGCTTCGCGCACGTGAACGCGCCAAGGTGCAGGGAATGCTCGACGGAAACGCGCCCTACGACCCGGTTAAATTGCGCGCAATGGGCCAGGGCTGGCGAACTAACCTGAACTTCATGGAGGGTTATTCGAATGTTCAATCGATCAAGACCCCCTACTTCGCCCTGATCGGGAGCGTCCCCAATTACGCGGAAATCCGCACCAAGGAAGGCGGCGCGAACAAAAAGCTCTTCGGTGAAATCATCACCCAACAATTCACCAAGATGATCAAACGCTGGCCGGATTTTTCCTTCCAGATGCAGAAAGCCCAGCAAGAAGTGGTGAAATTCGGGATCGGGCCAGTCTTTCATTCGGACAAGTACGATTGGCGCTTTGAGGCACTCCGGCATCGCGATCTGCTTGTGCCGGAGCACTCCGCGGCGACGCTCGTAAAGTGGCCCTATTTTGCGATCCGGACCGAGATGCAGGCGATGGATCTGTGGACAAAGGTTCGTCCGCAGGCCGAGGAATATTCTGAGAAAATCGGCTGGGATATCGAGCAGACCAGGCGAGCGGTCATGCTTTGTTCAAAGGACCTCTTCAGCGGGCGTCTTACCTGGGACGGGCGCAACTGGGAACAGTGGCAGGAAGCGTTCAAAAACAACGATATTTACATGAGCCTGGTAGCTAGCGAATCGCTCATGGTCTATCACCTTTTCATCCGCGAATACTCGGAAAGGATCAGCCACTACATTCTGGCCGAGAATGCGCTCTTGCCTGACTTCCTTTTCAAGCGAGTCGACCGCTATAAGTCCATCTCAGAAATTTTGACCATTTTCCGCAACGACGTGGGAAACGGCGATTACCATTCAATCCGCGGCATCGGCCGCCTCCAGTACCAGCACATTGAGTGCACCAACCGGCTCAAAAACCACCTTTTCGACATGGGCATTGCCGGCACCGCGATCAACCTGAAAGCGAGCACGAGCAAAGCGCGCGACGAGCTGCAAATCATGCAGATGGGGCCGATCAACATCCTGCCGCCCGATGTCGAGCTGGTCCAGAATCGCGTTGTGGGTTTCTTGACTGACGCGATGAACTTGGATCGGGAACTCAGCGCGCATCTCTCCGCTAACCTGGGAACTATCCGCCGGCCCGGGGTCGGCTATCAGGGACAGACCAGGCCCACGGGCGTCCAAGTCCAGCAGGACGTCATCAACACGACCCAGATCACCGAGGGCCAGATGATCCTGCACTTCATGGACCTCGACCTGCTTTACGAACAGATGTACTTGCGTGCTAGCGATCCGAACACCCCGGATGACGAAGCTAAGCTTTTCCAGAAGGCTTGCCTGGATAAGGACGTCCCCTTGATCGCTCTGCGCAATTACGATTGGGTCCGGGCGACCAGGACGGCTGGCTACGGCAGTCCTCAAATGCGCCAGGTGCGTTCGCAGCAGATGATGCCCTACATCGGGATGCTGCCCGAAAGCGGCCGCTACAACTGGATCCGGGATGAGGTAATCGCGATCGCCGGGCCAGACAACATCGAGCGTTATTTCCCTGAGCAGGCCTTCCCGACCCATGACCAATGGGAAGCCAACATGGAGAACGGGGTGATGCACGCCGGCCAGCATGTGATGATGGCAGACGGTCAGAATCACGCCGTACACGCTGACGTCCATATCACTTCGCTCGAGCAGATGATTACGATGGCCAACTCGATGTACCAGAACGTACCGCCGGCGACCGGCCTGGCCGCGATGATCAAGGTTCAGCAATACACTGAGATTTGCGTGCCTCACACCCAGGCGCACCTGCAGCTGCTCGCTAACGACAAGATGCATCAGAACGCTTTCCAGGCCCTTAGAGCGCGCCTGGGAACGCTGAACAACTCGATTAAACAGATCGATGCGATCGTTGAACAGGGCCAGGAACAGCAGTCGGCACTCCAGAGTGCGCAGCAGACCGCCCAGACCAAGGATCAAATCAAGCTCCAACAGGCGCAGAGCGAAATCTCGATCGAGCGTGCGCTAGCGGCTAGCAAAATCCAGAACCAGCACTTGAAGACGATGTCCCAGATTCAGACATCTCAGGCCAAGGCGGCCGCTCACATTACCAGCCCGCGCCAGGCGATGCAGCAGGAGGTCGCCCAGGCCAACGTTTTAACCAGCCCGATCCAACCGCCAGGGGGCGCAGCACTTAACGGTGGCGCCGGCGGCTACGGCGGCACCAGTCCGTTAGCAGGCGCCGAAGAATTACCTTTCGAATGATAAGTTACGATCAATTCCGTCAAACCGAGGCCCTCTGGACCGAGTTCGCCCAGTGGCTCCGGAGCGACATCGGCATCATCGTCATGCGCGTGATGCGCGATAAGTACCGGGCTCTGGACGTTCCGTCCCATTCCGAGGCTCTTGTCAGCGCCAGAGTATTATCACAATTTCACGGTGCGCACGCTGCTCTGGACGATCTTGAGGCGCTTGGCACCCCCGCCGTAAGCCATCAGATGCCGGAATCCGAGTTTGAGGCGCCCTTATCGGATCACGCAAGTATGCCTAGCCCGGAAGAACTCCAAACAGCTCTGAACGAAAGGCATCACAATGTTGGATGAACTAGGAATCTACACCGGTCGAAATCCAGGCGGCCAGACAGCCGAGAGCACGGTTTCGACCTCACCCGATCCGAACGCGCCGGCGCCCTCTTCAACGCCTCACA